GCCCAAAAATACACCCTCAGCCGTCCCCTTTTTTTACCTCCCACCCCAAATAATCACTCCCCCGCCCGGCGCTCCAGCGCCCTCGGGCCCCAACACCCCCCCCAATAACATGATCACCTCCATCAACGAATACCAGCGTCTCGCCCTCTCCACCAATACCTACAAGTCCGACACCCTCGGCATCTCCGCCCGCTTCATGGGTCTCTCAGGCGAAGCAGGCGAAGCCACCGACAAAGCCAAGAAAGAGATCCGCGACCATCTCGACACCGCCTTCCGTGACCCCCAGCGCAACCTCGCCCTTGCCCATGAGCTCGGCGACGTCCTCTGGTACGTAGCCACCGCCGCCGACGCCCTCGGCTTCACACTCGACCAGATCGCCGAGCTCAACATACAGAAGCTCGCCGATCGCGCCGACCGTGACGTCATACATGGCTCAGGAGACAACAGATAAAACCCGACTTCCAACATTTACCCCTATCTTTGCACCCATGCGCACCATACTTAATACGGCTCGTCGACACGACATCACCTTTCACTCCTCCGGACGCATCGACATCGGTGCCCGGCTCGCTCGTACCCTTGACCTGCATCCAGGCGACACCATCGACATTGTCACCGACGACCCCGTACTCATCTATGTGCGCCATCGCCACGCCACCGGATCCTCAGGCAGCTATCAAGCCAAAGTCTACCCCACCAAGTCCCGCTCCCACAACTACCGCTGCTACTGTAAGACCATCACCTCCTACATGCTCTCCACCTTCCCCCCACCTACAGCAGCCGTCCTTAGCCCCCCACCTCCCTCCTCAGCAGCCGTCCTTGGCTGCCCCGCTCCCTCCCCAGCTGGCGCACAAGCGCCCCCAGCTGCTGGTGATCCATCGCCCACAGTCCCCGCCATCTCCCTCTCCCTACCCGCCGGCCGTGTCATCACTCATCCCTCCCTCGGCACGTCCGTCATCCTGATAACCCATTTAAGAATCAACAGACAATGATCAAGCACATCAAATACAACGGTTACACCACCTCCCCCTCCGACTACGAATGCCCCGACGGCGACCTCTCCAACATGATAGGCCTCGCCACTGACAACGGCTCCCTCGTCCCCATCGACAACCCCAAAGCCGTCCTCACCCTCACCTCCGGCAAGGTCGTCTTTATCCACAAGATGACCTATGTCTCCAACTTCATCGTCCGCACCACCACCGGAGCCATTCAGTACAAGTCCGGCACAAGCGGCACGCTCACCGACCTCCCCTCGGTCACCTTCACCTCCCTTACCTTCCATCAGGTAAACGCCATCGGCAACACCCTCATCGTCCTCACCTCCTCCGGCATCCACTACTTCCTCTGGAAGTCCAACTCCTACACCTACCTCGGCAACCATATCCCCGAGCTCTCCCTCTCCTTCGGCCTCCAGGGTAACCTCGTTTATCCTGATACCGAAAGTGTAACTGGCTTCTATACAGAAGATGTTGTTCTGATCCCAGAAACGGTTGTATCCAATGGTGGTTCCTTGCCATCAGATGATGCACGTAAAGTCTTAACCAACTCAACATTTGGTCTGCTCAACAGGTTCATTGCCCAACAGATCGAATCCGGAAAGTTCATCCATCCTTTCTTTATCCGTTATGCTTATCGTCTCTACGATGGCTCCCTTATCATGCACTCTCAGCCCATATTCATGGATATGGATTCCATTGTTGCTTTCGTAACGCATTACACTACGGTTGGTGAATGGGTAAAATCATTTACGCTATGGGCACATGCTATCGCCAACGACATTGACTATGCAGCTGTCAGCTCATCTCAATTAACAGCACTTGCTAACTGGAAAGACATCGTTAAGTCCGTTGATATTTTCATATCTGCCCCTATCTATTACTATGACCAGAGTGCAGATATTCGGTCACTGAGTCCTTTCATACCTGGCAAGTATTATAGCATCTGCAAAAAAACCGGTTCCTCTGATTACAAAAAGAACACCATCGCCGATTTCGGCTTACTTCATTCAGAGTCCGATATATTAGACATCAATTACTACGCCCAAGTCGACATCAACCGATATGACCGCGAGTCTATCCAGGCCAAAATAGAGTCTCAGAATAACTTTTATCTCTTGACTTCTATCAGCATCGACAACATCACGACCACTCGAACCAAAATCAGCGTTCCCACCAACTACCTCTCCACCATCGTCAACCGCGAGCTCATGTCCGACGACTACGACTCCCACGACACCCTCTACCCCAAGTTCTCCTTCACCTACAACAGCCGCCTCAACGTCACCGACATACGCAAGAGCATCTTCCCAGGCTTCCACCCCCGATCATGCTCCATCTATGCCAGCTCCAGCAGCTCCGTCTCGTTCTACTTCTTCATACGTGACGGCCAGAAGGAGATCGTCACTCATACCGCATCCGCCACCAACGCCATCCCCAACGGCCTCATCTACCACCCCAACCCCAACGCCTACAAAGTCGTCGTACAGATAGGATCCACCTGCTACGCCATCCCAATGCACCGCCACGACTTCCTCAACGGCTCCGTCTCCTCACCACTCCTATTCAACGCCAACACCGAGACCTCTGTCCCCACCGCCTCCTCCGACCTCACCATCGAGATCCCCAACAAGATCTACACCTCCGAAGTCGACAACCCCTTCTACTTCCCCGCCCGAGGCATCAACACCATCGGCACCAGCAAGGTCATGGCCCTCAGCACCGCCGCCAAGGCCCTCTCTCAGGGACAGTTCGGCCAGTTCCCACTCTATGCCTTCACCACCGAAGGCGTCTGGGCCCTCGAGCTCGCCGACAATGGCCTCTACAAAGCCGTACAGCCCATCACGCGCGACGTCTGCATCAACGCCGACAGCATCTGTCAGATCGACTCCTCCGTAGTCTTTGCCACCGCACGAGGCATCATGCACCTCTCCGGCTCCAGCTCCGAGTGCATCTCAGACAACATCGACTCAGCCGACCTCTTCCAGATCACCGACCTCCCCGCCGCCCTCTCCATCCTCGGCAACAACGCAGGCTACACCTCAGGCGTCTACCTGCCTGGCGGATCCACCGTCCCCACCACCACACCCGCCCAGCTCAACGTCATCCCGTTCAAAGATTACATCCAGAACTGTGGCATCATCTATTCATACACCCTCCAGCGCATCATCGTCTATAACCCCACCAAGAGCTACGCCTACGTCTATTCGATGAAGTCCCACACCTGGGGCATGATGAAGTCATCCATCAAGTCATCCTTCCCCTCCTACCCCGAGGCCTATGCCATGATCGGCACCACCCTCTTCGACTACTCGCAGACCGACAGCAGCACCAACCCCAACACCGCCATCACCGGCTCCCCCATCCTCGTCACCCGTCCCCTCAAGCTCGATCATCCCGGCGAGCTCATCACCGTCTCCGAGGTAGTACAGCGAGGCAAGTTCCAGAAGGGTCACGTCAAGTCCGTCCTCTACGGATCCCGTGACCTCATCACCTGGCATCTCATCTGGTCATCCTCTGATCATTATCTGCGCGGATTCTCCGGTACACCATACATCTATTTCCGCATCCTCCTCATCTGTGACCTCTCCTCCGGTGAGTCCATAGATGGCTGCACCGTCCGTTACCTTCCCCGCTTCACCCACCGCCTCCATTAACCCCGCCTCCATTAACCCCCGTGAGCGCCAAGTTTGGCGCTCACCTATCCCCCTCCCCCTATGCAAATCCACGATTTCCACACCACCCTCCCTTCCGAAGGCCAGCTCATCCTCATCTGGTACCGCAACAACTTCTACCCCCGCTCAGCCGCCTCCGACGCCGACCCCTTATACAGCGTCACCTCCCCTTACCCCGTAGTCACCCGGTTCGACAAGGCCATGTACGACCTCGAAGGCCAGGAGCCCGACGACACAGCCTATCTCGACGAGTTCGACGAACCCATCGACCTATACTACTTCAGCGCCTACTGGGCCGAAGTCCCCGAGCTCCCCGCCAGTTACTACGCCGACGACAAACCCATCCCCGAAGGCCTATGAACCACCCTTATAATTCCAAACAATGAAACTCATCTACCAACCTAAAGGCAAAGCCCACGAATACTGCCACTGGGCCTGCAACCTCTACAACGGTTGCTCCAACAAGTGCACCTATTGTTACAACCGCCACTGTCAGGCCAAAGCCCTCCTGGGCAAAGACGAGCCCACCCTCAAAGCCGGCCTCCAAGACACAGACCATGCCCTTAACGTATTCCGTCGCGAGTTCGACCGGTGCAAGGATAAGATCATGGCCGACGGTGGAGAGCTCTTCTTCAGCTTCGTCAGCGACCCCTTCCTCGACACCACCTGGGAACTCAACACTATGTGCATCGCCTACGTACTCTTCAACTCCAAAGTAACCGTCCGCACCCTCACCAAGTGCACCGATAAGCTGATCACCCTTCCAAGCTGCACCGAAATCATACCCCTTGACAAGAGCCGCTGGAAGATCGGCTTCACCCTGACCGGCTGCGACGACCTCGAGCCCGGCGCCGACCCGCACGACGACCGCATCAAAGCAATCAAAATCCTGTCCGCTAACGGCTTCTCCGTATGGGCCAGCATTGAGCCCGTAATACACCCAGCCAAGTCAATCACAGCCATAGCCAATGCCTACACAGCCGGATGCCGAGAGTTCAAGATCGGCCTCCTCAGTGGCAAGAAAGACTACACCCCAGACGATATCCGCGACATGAAGCGCTATACCGACCGCAACTTCTCCAACTGCAATATCCTCTGGAAAGACAGCGTCCTCGACTTCATCAAATAACAAAACTAAATGAATAACGCATTATGGTTACAATAAAAAGAAAAATCGTAACAGAGATAGAATGGAAGGTATCAACGGATGAACTGTCGTGGAATGCTTTTGATGCATGGATGGTTATTGCAAAACCAAAGGCATTTGACCGTCACGAATTTGAGAACTTTGTAAGGGAAAACATCAGACATATCGTGAATATGAGTTACATTACTCGAAGAATCGGCTTTTCATACGAAGATATAGTTGGCGATTATGACGAAGAACTTATATCAGTTGCGATGGAAAATAATGATTATTTCTTCAAGAAAAAATTTATCGAGAACTGGGGAGTAGCCGATAGATACGAATATATGATATTGAAAGAGTTTGGACGACAGCCTCAGTCTGAATTTCAACCCTAAATAGGTTATGTAAAATAAACCCAACTTATTCCCCATCACAAAAAGGGAGAGCCGTCCTTGGCTCTCCCTTAATCATTGACTATCACTACCACGGTGTCAGCGTCCTCCTCACCCGTCCACCTCTCATGCTGATGGCCTCCCTCATATTCTCCTTCATCTCCTCAGCCTTCAGCTTCCATTTCGCCGAGGCCTGCGGATTAGTGATCGACAGCCAGTCCTCCATCACCCTGTATACCATGTACTCATGCACACTCTTCAGTATCAGGTTTGCCGTCGTCTGGCTGAAGTCCACCGGCACCATCATGTGAATGCAGTAGACACGTTCCTCTTTCAGCGCGTCATTACGCACCGTCTCCGGCACAATCTCCACCTTCGTATACGGATATAGAGCCTCCAGGCATTCAGCGTGAGCCAGGTCCAGCACGCGCGTCACCCTATCCACGTTGCCCGCCTCACCCACGTCCTGTACCTGGTGCCGCTCGTGACCCGCCTTCGCCTCATCCATCACCTCGCCCTCCACGTAGGCGTAGTTCTTGATGTCATACAGCAGCTCACTGCGTTTCAGCTCCATACCGATAGGCTTCCGGTTGCCGTTCTTGCAGCACCTTCCCATCTCAGTACAGATTTTAGCTTCCAGTTACAGCCGTATGAGTTGGGCGAACACGCTTGTTCAGAGCCTCACGCAGCTGCTCCAGGTTAGCGGCTGCCAGGGTCATGTAGTCAGAAGCATCGTTCTTGTTCGTGATTGTGAACCAATCAGCAGTAGCCATGTTCACAATGTACTGGTGGCATGCCGTAGCGATAGTCTCAGCCGTCGAATTGTTGTAGTTGCTGGGCATGTTCAGCGACAGCGTTAAACTGCCCGTGTCGTCATACAGCTTGTCGTTCGACGTAGTATCGTTTTCTTTCATAAACTCAGCAAGCTTCGTCTTGAGGCTGCCATGTGCATTGCCGATCGAGCGAAGCAACTGGTTCAGGTTCTCGTCATCGTTATTGGCCTGCATGTTTGCCACCTCCTCATGGTTGTTACCGTTCTGACGGCTACGTCCAGTGAGGTAAGTCTTGTTCTGTACGTCGTAGATCAGCTCCGACTTATACAGCGTAATTGTAAGGTTTTCCATTTTCTTTTGGTCTTATTAAGTTGTTACTCATGTTACCTTTCTTCCTCTCAGCGCCCGTATTTGGCCGCCCCGTCCCGTCCGCCGGGCCTCAGGCCTGGCGCTCTCCTTTCCCATCAGCGGCCGTACTTGGCCGCCACCCCGTCCGCACTCACCACAGCCTCCACCCCACCGTCACCCCCACCATAGGCTCCACCCCGTGCCGTCCGGCTCCTATCCCCGCTCCTATCACACACCCCCACCGTCTCTTCTCCTTCACGTAGTTCTCAATGCGCATCGTCTGGTCATACATCACAATGCTGTCCAGCTTCGCCTCATACCCGCTCACCCACGCCTTGAAGTTCTCATCCTCATACACCGTCTGAGTGATAGGTATCTCGACCCACACACTGTCCTCATCAGGAGGCTCATATCGCTCCCCGTTTCTCTTCACCTCCTGTCGCTCCAGCCATTGCTTAGCTCGCTCCTCAGGCGTCATCTTCACACCCTCAGCCCGCTCACCAGCGCCCTGAGATGCCTCTCCGATCTCGGCTGCCCCCGTTCCCGCCGCTTTTACGCCGGTCTCATCAGCCGCCAAGTTTGGTCGCTTCCACTCAGCCGGCGCACCTGCGCCCCCGGCCCCATCGCTCACCTTCATCAGCCTCTTCACCACATCGATCACCTCACTCCCCACGGCCACCGGCTCCCTGATCACCACAGTGTCCGTCACCGTCACCGTATCGCATCTTACTATCACCTCCCCTCCGGTACCATCACGCACGTTCTGCATGCCCATACCGTACCCAATCACATAAGCTATGATCAACGCCGCCATAGCCGCCATCACCCAGATCAGATTCTTCATACCAACACGTTTTTAATATTATCCAGCCACCAAGTTTGGTGGCGCTCATTCACTCACATATACTCCTTCACAAACCCCTCGATACCCCTTCTGTGTATCTCCACGATAGTCTCCACACCCTCATCCGTCAGCAGCCACTCCATATCCTGCCGGTTATCCTGAAACAGGTTCTCCGTCAGCACGGCCGTACACGCCGACTTCCTCAGCACCCAAAGGTTCGACTCGAAGTCCGGATCACCGTCCGACCAGTCAGCCCTCACCGCCGTCTTGTGCGTCTGAGGCAGCAGCTCTTTCGCAGCGTCCCACAGGCACGAAGCCAGCACGTCCGATTTCGTCTTGCCCACCGTAGTATACACACACCAGCCTCTCGCCTCCTTCCACTGCCCGTCACTGCCAGCAGCATTGTTGTGTATCGACACATACAGGCAGTTATCCTTCCCGTACGCCTCACACACCGCATTCACGATGTCCGTCCGCAGCTTCAGCTCCTTCGACTGATCATCCGGCACCTCATCGTTCGGCCAGTCCACCACTACCAGGTACCCTTTCCGTTCCAGTACCCTCTTCAGCTTCTCCACGATCATCCTGCCGTAGGCATATTCCCTGAACAGCCCGTCAGGCGACCGCTTCCCAGCCACGTTCACGCCGTGCGGCGTGCCCAGTATGATTACAATCTTTCTCATACAACAGTTCTCTTAGGTTTCTTACGATAATACAGCTTGCGCACTACATCATCCAGCATGCCAAACGCATCCTGTGCATAGCTCTCGCAGTCCTCACGGTTACAGAACTTGTACCACTTCGACAGGATATAAGCCACGAAGTACGAATGTAGCGACTTCTGCATACTATCCTCCAGCGACGAGTCAAACATGCAGCTTACATCGAGCTTCACCTCATATTTATCGCCCACCGTCTCCGATGCCAGGCACCCTTTCATTCGCTCAGTAGCTCCGCTGGCCGCCTCGTTAAAGTACAGATCCAGCATCGACTTGTCGCTGTCAGTGATGAAGATACGGTCGTAGGCCTCAGCGTCGCCCTTCTTCTTTGCCCCAGTGTATGACGACGTGTTGATCACGTCCGTCAGTACAGTGCTCTTTGTTACGGTCAATGTTACTTCAGCCATAGTTTATGATTTATTGTTTCACTTCCGATGACGTTCGCAGATACTCAGCGATTGCCAGCGCCACCTCCTTCGGTTCCTGCCGGTGTTCCATGATCGCCTTAGCCAGTTCGTTTACCTCACGCAGCTCACGGCTCTCCTTCGCATCAGCAGGCTCCACTATACTCTTTATTTCGATAGCCGCCACGAAACACACCGCCACCATCGTAAACAGCGGGAAGGTATACAGCGTCCATCCGTTGAATAGATGCAGGAATATGAAACCCGCCACCTGAAGCGTATCCAGCACCAGCATAGCCAGGATCCCGTTGTAGTATCTCGACATCTTCTGCACCGTACGCTGCATCTTGTCGCTTCTGATCCGTTCACCTCGAGTCTTGGCCTTACGTATGCCGGCCCAGAAGTCAAGCCCGATAAACAACAGTGGCGTGATCATCATACCCACCACCATAAACAGCAGCACGATCAGCTGCTCAGAGATAGCATGTTCCATTTCTTCATTACTTTTTTTTGTTATTATATTACGTTAAGTGTCATTGTCATCTATCCCCCCTACTCATCGGCCGTCCTTGGCCGCTGCCCTTCCTCAGTCCCGTCCGCCGGGCCTAAGGCCTGTCGCCCATCCTCCCGCCTCCTAAGCGGCCGTCTTTGGCCGCCGCCCTCACCTCCCGCGCGATTATGCGCCGCAAATATACCTCATTTCACCCGCACCCCGCTTTTATCCATTCCACCACATACAAAAGCCCCGCCGTCATCACACCGGCGAGGCCTCCACAGTTCTCGTTTTCCTAACATCTATCAGCTCCAGTCTACTTCCATTTCCTTGTTGATTACGTCCGAGATCCATCGGTCGAATACCATACCATCGTACCCGTCCGGATCTCTCATGCCGTGTCTTGCCACGCCTATCACCATCGCCTCAGTCACCATAGGGTGTGCACCCATCAGGTCACTGTACAGCCAGTTCAGGTAATAGGCAGCATCGCCCCTGGTCCACCCGTTTGTCAGCGGATCCATAGCCATGGCAGCCTGGTCCACGCTCCAGCAGTGGCCCGTACCGTCAGCATTCACAAGCTGCTTCGAAGCCCATGCTCCCAGCTTGTCCGTAAAGTGGTGCCCGTTCTTCTCGACATACCTCTTGTATGCCTCACCGTTCATCAGACGGCCGGCCCACGTCTCGTTTCTGAGGTCCTTACATTCAGTGGCCTCCTCATGGGGCGTCTCATTGTGTCCCATCCGTTCTATAATATACCTCTTGTTCATGATGCCATCTTATTTCTTGTTCATCATCTCACGTATCAGGCCGGTAAGCTCTCCGATCTGCTTCTCCATCCGGCCGAAGCGCTCCTCGGTCTCGCGCTTCTCCTTCACCTCAGGGCGCCATTCCGACAGAATGTCGTCACACATGCTCACGATCTTCACGTCAGCGTCATGACAGTCCAGTCGTTCCTGGGCCCTGTTCCTGACAGACTCCACCTCTCGCAGTGCCATCTCCTTGTTCGGAGTCACCACCACGTCATTCTGAGTGTAGGCAATGTCAGCATTGTCCGGTACCGTATACGTCGTACATCGTCCGCACAACTCTACAGTCACGTCCACTGACATCGATCCTATGCCGCCATAAGGCTGTTGCATCTGTGGCAGGTAAGGCTGGCCCTTGGCCGTAACCGTACCCTGCATCATGCTCACCTCTTTCGACCGATCCACCACATACACCTGGTGGCCCTTTTGCAAATCATGGAAACTCATAGCTCGCAGTTTTATCAGGGCGCAGCCCATCAGCCGCGCCCATCTTTGTTAGTACTTACGCAATGCTCACAGTGATGGTAGTGTTCATCGCATAACCGTAGGCCTTGCAGCAGCGTACGTTATACGGATCTCCTACCACATCATCCCCAGCTGCCACCGTGATAGTGTTCGTTCCCGTAGCCACGAAGGCCACAGTGAAATGCTCGGCAAATGGCTTCACCTCGCCACCCTTGCAGCTGCCCGAAGGCTGGAACACTACAGTGCCTCTCGCCGTGATCGTAGCGATGGCCACGCCATCCACCACTCGCACACGCCCGACGCCGAACGACACATTACCCACAGGCTCCACCGAGCCCACGCAGTAAGGCTTATTCAGTCCGACGCCGATCCTTACAGCCAGTCGCTGCGTTACCGCACTCGCAGCCGCAGCAGGTACAGTAGTAATCGTAATCATAGCCTCGTCGTTCTTTATGCGCCGCAGCCACAACCTACACCGCTGCCCTTCTCCATCAGGTCACGGAAGTAGATGTTCTGCTGCAACTGCGAGTTCTTGAACTTCTCATCCTGCAAGGCCTGAGACAACTCGTCCTTCCAGTGAGAGTTCAGAGTGTCCACGATGCGCTGGCCCACAGCATTCTGGTTGTTGATCAGTTCTCCCTTCTGCTGAGCCATCAGGTAACCGATGTCACTAAAGCCCTTCTGAAGGCCGTTGGCGATACCTGTCAGGCGCTCATTGAGCTGGTAGGTCTGATCCTTCATGGCCAGGCGGGTCTCATAGCCCTGCTGGGTCACGAGCAGCTTATTCTCGCAGCAGCACTGTTGCAGCTTGGCGATGATGTTTGCGTCGCCCATGTTGGCAGCGTTGATGATACGCTCCGCACTGAACTTCGTAGTGCCCTCCACCTGCTGGATGGCAGCACCGAGCTGACACAGCGACTGACGCACGAAGTCGATGTTCGTGTTCGTTCTGTTCGCAATGTCCTGCATCGCGTTCTGGTTCTGAGTCAGCTCACGCAGCACGTTGTTCACGTTCTGGTTATCGCTGATCTGATTCTGCAGGGCAGCATATCCACCCTGACCGCCGTAACCGTCAGCTCCGTTGTAGCCCATCCATCGCATAGCCATGAGCCATACGATCCACATCGGGTTGTTCATCCCGTTAGCATAAAGCAGCGAAGCATCCAGGTTATTACAGCTCGGATTACCGGTGCAATACACCTTCTCCGTAATAACGTCCGTATTCGGCATAATCTAATACTTGTTGTTTATTTGTTTTTCTCCCAGGTCCAGGATCTCCACCTTCATCCCTTTCCGTTAATTACACACCATGCATCTATTATATCTCCCCACCATTCAATGCACCATCATCCATACGCGCCACGCGCCCGCACGTCAGTTTGACGCCGCAAAGTTACATCATTCCACTCATACATCACCAATCGCAGCATCACAACTTCTTTCCCACTTATTTACCCAATAATCTCCCCTTGATAATCAGTCACTTACCAAGCCGATTTCGGCACAAAAAAAAGAGAGACCCAGCCTAAGCTAAGTCTCTCTCCCCTGACGACTTCGGGCCCAAGGAGGAGGAGTGGGGTGAGATAACCCTCCGTCGTCAGTATCGCACGCACGGGCCAAACCATGTGGCCCTCCAAAGATTTTCGGATTTGACGCCGCAAAGATACGCATTATTTTCCTAACCTCCAAATATTTTCCCCACTTTTTTTCAACAAAATAAGCCCCCTTTTCACCCCTTATTCAGTATCTCCATGATTATAGCCAAGTTACCAAATCCAGCGGCCGCCAAGTTTGGCCGCCGCCTTCCCCTCCTCCCCTCAGTTATCATACATCATATCCATCCCATGCCTCATCCACGGGTCCACCTCCTCCACGATCTCCGTGTCCTCACACCCCGCATAAAACATCCTCCTCCACCTCGCCGTACAGTCCGCCGCCTCCCTGAATGGGCATTTCTCGCACACCTGCCCATCCTCCGATTCCCTGATATTATATGGCACCTTATTCATACCTACATCTCCCTCCTTTTTTTTATTATCTATCAGTGAGACCGTATTTGGTCTCACCCTTAATCACTCGTCATCCTCCTAATTTTGCAATTCTATCACTTAATTCCTTTATTTTAGCATCAACCTCTGTCTTATTATAATTGAACATATCAGTTGCTATCTTCTGCCAAATAATATTAGGGTATGTTGTAGGTTTAATATAAGATTCTGCTACAGTGTTAAAATTCAAACCAACCTTTCCGACATACTTAAAGAAGTCCACATTGTTAGTAGCATCCGAATTACTTGGTGAAACAGTTATATCAATAATAACAGTTCTATTCCAAGCAGGTCTTTCAGGAGTACCTATAACATTTTGGTCTGTAAGACAATAAGCATTCATAAAGAAACCTCTTATTAAATCAGAAGGTTTATTTGTAAGTGTGGATGTTATAGTGCCTTCTTTACTATAGAATTGTTGAAATTGTGGAGGTGTACTCTTAGCAAAGAAATCAAGTAATACTTCACCTATATTATCGCCACTTTTAAAAGCAATAGCATTTAATTTCTTAGATGCTTCTTCTACTTCTGCTAAAATATCAGACTTTATCTTATCTTTTGTAGTATCATCTATCTCTACAGTAACAGACTTTTCATAATTTACCAATTTACCATCTTTGACAGTATACATTGGTTTATCTGTAATAAGTGTAATTTGATAACCTCTGATATTATATGAACTATTCAAATAACCATTGCTAATCTTCCAATAGCAGTAATTATAACCTTCAGCATCTTTAGTATCAGAATAATCTATTTCTTGAATCCAAGTTGCATAATAATCATTATTACCGTATGTTACTGTTCTTGGTCTAAGATAGAATAAACCATCTTCTTTAATTACACCTCTAAGATATACAGGTACATCAGGTAATAATCCAAGTGTATTAGTTGCTACATTACTTGCTACCACATTATCAGAATATCTTAAATCTACACCACTTATAGCAAGATATAATGAAACTGATAATGTAGAATTAACATCCATAACTGTAGAAGTAGAATTATAGAATAATCCTGCTTTCCAATCAAAACCTTCTGTAGTATTATATACTCTTGTACCATTGGCAATAGTATATTCTTTTGTAGTTGATGCTGTTCCTCTATAAGATATAGGTATAGTCTTACCATCAGCATTATAACCAATCAAACCTGCTCCATTAACTCTATAGTTATTACCTGTAGTTATTCTTGTAGTAACATATACTCTATTATAATAATTCAAATTGCCTACTTCTTGCAGACCTGCATCCGTACAATTTTGATAAGCTGAACTCCAATTACTATATTTCATATACCAATCAGACCAAACTACTTGTATTGGCGTATCAGATTCCTCAAATTCAAAAGTTAGGTCTTCTGATATTTCAAGTACATCTAATTTAACTGTTCTTGCATTTGCAGCAACATCATAATTATAGCCACTTGAAATATAAGCACAAATATGAGTACCTACATCTTCGAATGTGGTTCTATCTTTATAATACATATAGATATTATTCATTATATTTCCTGATAAGTTTCTATAATTCCAATTCGCATAAGATTGATAATTACCTGTATTATAGAAATGAATTATACTATCAGTACATTGTATTATATCATAACCACTTGCTGATACAGTCCATCTAAGTCTAATCCAATATACTCCATTCTTATTCTCAGGGTCTTTTGGTTTAATAGTTATTAAAGGGAATTTACCATTTCTATAACTATTGGCACCTGTATATAAATTTGTAAATGTCTTGGTGGCAATTGGTTCACTACTTACAAATTTAACATCATTGGCTAATTGACTTACTTTAGTAGGGATATTAGAAGGTTTTGCAAAAGGTAAACTTTCAATATCTTCTTCGGTAAAGTAATCTACTCCCTTTACAGGTGTATCTCCTTTATCACCCTTTGCTCCTTGTATACCTTGAATACCTTGATCTCCCTTATCTCCTTTTATACCTTGATCTCCCTTATCTCCTTGCTCACCTTTATCACCTTTTAAATTTGCAATCAAATTCATTTTAATCATATTTTCAAAATGAATTGCTTCAAATTTAAATAACTGTGATTCAAGTATAATAAAGTCATCAGTACTTATATTTAGTATATCATCTTCATCAAAATTACTTTTATCTACATAATATCTTTTTTCGCCACTGGGCATAGAAAATATTATAAGTTCTACATTTTCACTAATAGGAGATATTATTCTTGAACCTTGTTTTCCTTGAGGACCTGTTTCTCCTACAGGACCAGGTATACCTTGTTCTCCTTTATCTCCTCTATCTCCTCTATCTCCCTTTGGACCACAAGGGCCAACGGGCCCAACAGCTCCGATCTCTCCCTGAGGGCCACGAGGGCCAGCAGGGCCAACAGCTCCCTGCTCTCCCTGTGGTCCACGCTCGCCACGTTCACCCTGTTCACCTTTCTCGCCACGCTCTCCCTTTCTTCCATTACGGACTATCAGCTCTATCTCACGATCATCCTCCATCACGACAATATACCTGTTCAGCCCACCATCCTCCGCACTCTCTCTCTTGCGCAGCGCCTTGATACCGTTCCCCAGGGTACCCACAAACAGTTGACCTGGCTTCAGGTCAATCACCTCCCCACTCAGATCTGCGAATCCCAGGTCAACCACTTCCTCACTCAGATCTGCGTTACCAAGGTCATCCACCTCGTCCTCTATATCGATCTGACACTCGACATCAGTGCTCTCGCCAATGTCATTCCCTACATGGTACCGGTCAATCACCTCCTCCCCAATCTCCACCGCTCCCAGGTCAATATATTCTGCCATGACAATTCTCGTATTTAGTTCGTTCAACAAGTTCCACCGCATCGAAGTCGATCACCCTCTGTCTCTCCGAGTACCGGTCAATATACACCTTCAGCATGTATTCACCCAGCACCCGCTGCTCCGTACCCTTCCAGGTCACGATCACCCTCCGTCCGTCCACCCTATGCTCCATCGGCATCTCCGACCCGGCAGGGTCCACCAGCACCACGCTGATGGCCATCCCTTCCGGATCCACCTCAATCTCATTACGCCTCAGCGTAAACACAAAGTCCAGTGTGTTCCCAATCCTACTACGTATCATATCAACTTACAATTTCAGCATTATTGACAATAATATTTGATGATGATTTTGCACCCTTGCCATTGTTTGATGATCTGCAATTCCTGAGATACATATTACAGTTATTCGAACTTATCTCATAACCATAATGCCCATTATTTACAGATGTGCAATCTTCACAAATGGCAAAATTACCGTTACCAGTATTTGATGAATGATTTGTTTCGTCAAGAGCAGATCCTTGCAGATCAAAACCACTATAACGATTTCTATCGGCATAGCAACCCTTGAACTTAGCACCTGCTGCAAAAGCAGGATTCGAGTATCGTAGACCGCCACAATAGTAGAAACCTCGATCATTGCATCTTGATTCCACATTATCAATCATCGCCATACTGCCATACGAAGGTGTAATACCTGCCTTGCCGTTGTATTCATACAAGCCTCCAATAACACGGCATTCACAACCATCATGGTCTGAATATCCATCATCATTGTTATCATGCGACCAACAATCAATAATATAGCAAGTTGATTTCTTTGGCTCAATAGCAACAGATGCAGATCCACCGTTGAAACCATCACCATTTGCATTCCATGCAACGGCAGACTCACATCGGATGAATTTCACAGCCTTGCTCTTTTCCCATCTGAAATTTCCATTATTGCAGCAATACTTACAGATACAATCCTCGACAATAATGTTGTCTGAATAAAGGATCTCACAGTTGCCATAATACATTGCAATACCCAACAGATGAACCGAAATATTGTTATCCGAAGCATTATAGAAGCAATGCTCACCAGTTGGCATGATGATAGGATGCTCTACGCTTGATTCCGGTCGAGTGAAATAGAGTACACCATTTGCTGAGTCAAAAGCATAGTTATAAATTCCAGACGATACATTTGTATCCATCTTTTGAAGATTACTCTCACTATAACTCAGCGGTTTAATCTTAGTACAATCACAACGATATTTCTTGCCCTTATAAAGTGGATGAAAATCCTGCTTGCCAATAAGAGTACTTACGTCATTCACACCATCCTGATACATGACATAGCTGTTCGGCAAAGCAGCCATAGTAACAGAATACACATGCTCATACCCTTCAACTTTTCTTTCGCTTCCATCTCCCACAATGGTCCTTCCAAGCTTTATTATAGGCATCTCCTCTCTGTAGGCGTAGATCTTGATATCCTTATTCGCTACCGAGTCAAACGATACTCCAGAGGTGTAAACACCTCCTCTCATAATGATTCTGGATGATACTGAAATAGCCTTAGCTAACGTCTTGAAAGGGCTACTCTTAGTTCCAGTGTTTTCGTCGTTTCCTGTAGGGCTTACATAAACGAAATCAAAGATCTTATTGAGTATACCTCCTTCAAGAGTAGATACAGAAAATGTCAGTTCTCCACTATCTTTTATACCGCTTCCACCTCTTGCTATAGTAACATAGGTATAATCATTTGATGGAATAAATGTCTTAGACTCATTGAGTTTAAGATTGACATTGTACTCGTTATTAGGTCTTACATTCACGCCCGACGAGTCAATCATGCCCGAAGTTCCAACAAGTGAAATGATATATGTCTCACCCTTTTTGAAGTTATACGAAACACGATATGAGAGATCAGATCCAGATGTAGCACTAAAAGAAAACTCCTTATTCGTAGCCTCCTTATACAAGTTATCCATCCTCGATAGAAGATCATTCACACCATCTCCAAGTTTTTTTGACTCTTCTTCCAGAGCATTAACTTTTACTTTCAGAGTGGGTATCTCTCCTGCACCGCTGACAATAATACTAAAGGTCGTATCGCTATTTCGACAAGACAAAAACATATAAGGATAGTCAGCAGTCACCTTGAATGTCTTAGAATATTCCTTATCGACAGCACTACTATAAGCGTTCGATTCAGTAATTAAGCCATTTCTGTTTGTTCCTGTTTCATCGTCTGAAAGAACAAACAAAACTCGGTTACTACTTGAAACATAACCTGTAGTGTTCCATCTTGTTATAATCTTAACTTCTTTGCCAATATAATATGACAGATTGATTGCTCCAGAATAATAATCATATCCACTGGTTGTAGTAGTCAATTTCACTCCGTTGCCAGACGTTGTGTAATAACCTCCTTGGGTCATTTCGATAGGTTCCTCCGATCCACCACCAATCAAATTATTATTGATCTGTTTGAGCTTAACTATCTCTTCTGTTTGTTTGGCTATCTCTGCAATCGCAGTTTCGTTAATATCCCCACTTGCCGCAAACTCATCCAGCGTATTCTTGATCGCCTCCCCCGTAGCCGCTGCATCGCCAGCACTCTTCTGTGCCGCATCAGCCTTCGATGCCGCCGCCTGAGCCGCATTATTCGCAGCCACCGCCTGAGCCTCAGCATCCTTAGCCGCCGCCTCCGACGCCTTCGCGCTCGCTCCAGCCTCCTCCGCCTTCTTTCTCAGCTCCTCGATCTTCGGGTGCGCGTCCAGCTTCTGACCGATGATCTGTGCCACTCTCGTCCCCTCCTCGACCATCGACGTCACCTGCTCATAGATATACTTCTTCTGCCCCTCCGTCAGCTCATCCCACACCAGGTCCTTGCCGGGTGCGCCAGTCTTACCCTCTTCGCCTTCTCCTCCGTTTCTGACCACCATACACACCGTCCGTCCCGAGCTCAGCGTGATCCGCAGCACGTTCTCACCGCCGGTCTCCTCCGACTTCACCACCTGCTCCGCCTCACGGATGCTCACCACGTTACCCAGCGTAAGGTCCGATGGCCCAAGCTCCACCGGATCATTGTGCTCCACGCACGCATTGCCAGCCATACAGCTCGCCGCCACGATCTCCACCGCGCCCGAGTCCACCACCGACTGCCCAGGCTTGCCGTAGTTCTCCCACAGCGACACGTAGTATTCTCCCAGCTCATGCTGGTCCACGCCCCTCAGCGTCCACTTCACCACGTTACCCTCTACCTCATGGGGCAGCACCAGGCGCGACCCGTTCGGCCGGATCATCGACACTCTCAGGTCCTTGCCCTCCAGGTCCACCTCCTCCCCATTGCAGACGATACGCCACTCAAACGGCACGTCATTGCCTATTCTTACCTTGTATAATGGTCTTGTCATTGTCTTGTTATTTTATCATTGCATCATGTCGTTGGCAGCCTTCAGCAACCCGTCAGCCAGCTCCTTCTCTCCGCAGCTCAGTGCCACCAGGTAACCGCAGTAATGCACCGCAGCCGCCTTCAGCAGTCTGCACATCGAGATCTTCTTAGACGACACGGCTGGCTGAGGTATATACAGCACCGTCGCCGTCGTCTGGTCCGTTCCGTTTATTTCCAGCCAGAAGCCCGAGCCCCCGTTCACCAGAGCCGCCACGGGTCGCTGCTTGTTACCCTTGCCGCCAGGACCTCCCTGCTGCGCATACAGCGGGTCATCATCCGTGATGATCTTAGCGTTCCTGCTCCAGTCCGAACACCTCACTGAGATAAGCCGCATGAAGTTCGTAGGCAGGTTCACCGTCTTAACGCCTGACGTCTGTGTGGTCAGTTGGTTCGGGCTCAGCGTAGCCGGATCCGTCAGCATATACACCGGCGCCTTCATCTCCACCGTCTGTATAGCGTCCAGCAGCCTGCCCTCTATCATAGCATCCAGCGACAGCGTATCCACGTCGCTCTGCAGTGCCGTGCTCGTCCTGTTCTGGTCCAGCACCATCTTAACCTCAGTCACGAGGTCACTAACGTCATATTCTGTCATCTCAGTCTGTAGTTATCTTTTCTCTCGTCAGTCATCACAGGCCGACAAACATCACCCCGTGCTCCTCTGCCACCTTCTTCACCAGCTCAGCGCTTCCTCTGAGCCCGATACGCTTCAAGCCACGGTTCTCCACCAGCCAGTCTCTCGCATCGTCGATGTCCGTCACCTCGACCATCTCCATGGCCTTCGCCTGTCCCCCCTCAGCCGTCACCGTACCCTGCGCGTCCGCGCCGATCTCGGCCGCCCCCGTGCCCGGCGCTTTTACGCCGGTTTCCTCAGCCCCCTTACCCTGGGCTTTCACCCCGGCCTCCTTCAGCTCGAAGCGACCGCTGCCCTCAACGTCGCGCAGCTTCACGATCTTGCCGCTCTTGTAGTAGTCGCTGTTCTCGATGATGGCCTGTATCACAGGGTTCTCCGTAGAGTATTGTGCCGGTACGATACCGTAGCCCGAAAGCGAGCCGCCCGTAAATGGCACCTCAATCGTCGCCTTGCCGCACTTGATCGTTGCTACACACTCCAGCAATCCTGACATGCCGTATGTCTTACGTCTTGATTTCATATAGTTATTGATTCGTTAGTATTATTAAAGACAAAACGGGACGGACGGTTTTACCCATCCGTCCCTGTTGTAAAAAGTGCACGGTGCCAATCCGTCATCACAACACACCAGCGCCACAACCTATGATGCTCACGACTCAACGTGACCAAACATCTATTATCATGTCATGATCGACTGTCATCGTGCACATGAGCGTTCTTTAGTCAGTGGCTACCACGGTGCCGGCATACTCCTTCCAGCCTGCCGAAGTGCCGCCGTACTGCCACATCTGACCGTTCTGTGCAGCCGCATTGATGCCTGGGCAGTCCACGATCAGGTAATATACGTTACCCTCTACGAGGTCACCGCCGGTAGGTGCAGTCTCCTTGTCCCACATCACGAAGCTGGTAGCGCCGGCGTTAGCCTGCTCACCCTCGCCGTCGATCCAGATATGGCAGCTGCCCTTCAGGCCGAGAGCATCCCAGACGATCTCGCCGCTGCGCTTGGCCTCCTCGCCCTCAACGCGCTCGTTGAAGTCATGGTCGGCAGTGCGGTAGTAGTGTACCAGACGATCCTCGCCGAGCAGTGCACCCGAGTTCGAGTAGCCGATACGGTCCAGGGTTGGCTCGCGCTTGATCTCGATGTCGCCGAATACGGTGTGAATGTTGGTAGCCTCCCAGCCCAGCTTGTTGGTCTTGACGCTGATGGTAACCTCTGGATGCTCCGAGAAGTCGATACACTGGATCTCCTCAAGCAGGTTCTTGCCGGCCAGCAGCAAGGCAGTCTTTGGAACGTCCTCGCCGGTGTAGAACATCTTAGCCAGGCCGATGAGCTTCTTGAAGGTCCAGGTGCCGGTATGCTGAAGCACACGCTTGAACTGCCAGCGTATGCCCATTGTGAAGTATACATACTGCATGCCCATGTTAGGCACGTTCACACGGAACTTACCCTGTCGGCCGATCCACAAGGTGCGGTTGCCACGGGTCTTGAAGTTCATGATGGCCTGCTCTGCGATGAGTGCCTGGCTGAATGGGGTGCGCTTCTTCTGTGAGTCGAAGTAGTCCGACACGATCTGGTTCATGCCGCGCTTCTGAAGATACAGACGGGTTGGCTTGGGCACGATCAAGTCAGGATCCACCCACTTCTGGGTCTCATACAGTGCGTTCGACAAGATGTAGCATACCGAGCCAGCTGGGATCTGTGGCACGTTGCCATACTCGTCGGTAGCCGAAGCCTTAGGACCATTCACCGCACGCACGATAGGGCTGCCGGTGGTGGTGTCATGACCGATGACGAAAAGCTGCAAGGGCTCGCCTGGAGTACGATTCTGGCCGGTCTCATCGTAGCCGTCTACGCCCTGTACCACCAGTGTACCCCATGGGCGTGGGATGTTCTGCTCCTCAGGGCTCAGGTTGAGCACGGCCTGTGGAGTACCGCCATTCACCACGGTAGTAGTGGTCACGTAGCTCTTGGGCTCGTCGATCATGAAGTGGTCCACCTCAGCGCTGTCCGCACGAACCTTCTTCGCCTTGAGCATGAGGTTCATGAGCGGGGTGTCGTCCGATCGGAACTTAAACAGTTCTTCGTCGATGTCTGGCTGAATCAAATTACCAGCGCCTACGCCGCCAGTTGATTCTGCCACTTGTGATACGGTAGTTGGTGCACCTGGCACCTGGGTCTGCACGCCAGCTGAGCCCGGACCGGGCTGCTGAGCGCTTGCAGTTGCAATCTGTACTGCTTCTCCTGCCATTTTGTTAATTAGTTTTGAAAGTTTTGTTTAATACTAAGTTTTATTCTCATTCTTTCAGCCCCCGTTCCCGCCGCTTTTACGCCGGTCCCATCCGCCACCGTTCCCTGCGCGTCCTCGCCGATCTCGGCCGCCCCCGTTCCCTGCTCGTCCTCGCCGATCTCGGCCGCCCCCATTCCCTGCTCGTCCTCGCCGATCTCGGCCGCCCCCATTCCCGGCGCTTTTACGCCGGCATCACCAGTGGCCGTCCTTGGCCGCTGCCCCTCAGCCCGCGCACCAGCGCCCCGGGCTTTCCTCATCAGTTCGCCTCAGCCGCGATGTCAAAGATGCTGCGTCTCTTCTGTTGCTGTGGCCCGCCGCCGTTCTTGCCGTTCAGCTGGGCCATGCCGTCAGTTCGTTGAGGCTTACGCAGCTCCTCCTTGGCTCTGGTGTTCTTACCCTTCACCAGTCCCTCCTGATTAGCTACGGCCACGTCCTCGTCATGGTTGATCGCCTTCATAGCCATCTGCAAGCTCTCAGTCGTAAACTTGCCCATGATGCCATCACGCACGATACCCACCAGCATGTTCATAGCCGCATCCACCTGCTCATCGCTCAGACCGTTCTCCTGCTGCATCTTTTCGATAGAGCTCAGGCTCTCAGCCAGATTCTTCTGATATTCCTCCTCCAGCTCCTTCTCCTTAGCCACGCGCTCCACAAACTCCTTGTTCGCAGCAGCGATCTCCTCCTGACGATCCGGGTCATCAATAGCCTCCTTGATGTCTGTGCCGAACTGTCGCACCAGCTCCACGGCTGGGTCGTTGCCATTCTTCCAGTTCATCAGGAACGAAGCCGAGCGAGGGTCACTGCTGAACATGTCCGCAAACTTACCCTCACGTTCCTTGTAGCCCGTCAGCTGCTTGTCGTATTCATCGTAATCGTCGGAAATCTGACCGAATACCTCCTCATCGTCAGCGAACTGACGGTCAGGGTATTTACTCTTCATACGCTCCATGAAGCCGTCGCGCCTGCTCTTAACTTGTTTATTATCACCAGTTGCCATTATTACGCTTTTATGTGTTATTAACGGTGCAAAAATACGGCATTATTTTTATATCTCGATTTTATCCATTCCACGGCATTTTTAATTATCTTTGCACTGCTTACAACACATCGTTTCCACTTTCTCATCCATCGTTTTTCTCCAGTCCGCACAACCATTTTATTGTCCCACCCAGCATGCCGCCAAGTTTGGCCGCATGCCAACCCATGTCCCACCCGTCATGCCGCCAAGTTTGGCCGCATGTCCTAACACCTCCCACCCCAATGAAACACAAGAACAACGTAAGCGACTTCATCGAAGAACGAAACCAGGAGCTCCTATGCTCCTACAAGCACCTGCTATCCATTACCGACGTCATCGTACCTACCGAAATATACAAGCAGCTTGTCAAGATGCCATCAACGCGCTTCTGGGTGTCAGAGTGGCGAGCCTCCATCGTACTGTCACGCATGTTCTCCGGCGATAAGCTCCAGAATATGCAGCCCACCAAGCGAAGCATGTATCAAGAGATCTTCCGCCGAGCCAAAGTCATACTCCGCAAGAATCCTGGCATGCCAATGCTTTACGTCGCGTTCGAAGTCGTCAACAGTCCCGCTCCACGTTTCTTCATGACGCCCGGATCCGCATGTCGCATCATCAACCGTTACAAGCAGCAGCTGCGAAGCTGCAAGAAGTGATTACAAGTCTGCTGCACCCACTGACCGGTGTCTCTTCACCGTCAGTCTGCCCCTTCTCTTCACAAGCTGAGGCAGTGACATCTCATACAGCGCAATATGCAGGCCGATGGCCCTCGTCATCAGCAAGTCATCGTGTCTGCCTACTATAGCTCCGTATGCACCGTTCTGCTTCCTCTCATAGCACAGGTATTCATCCAGGCAGCGCTCATCCCTCTCCGTATACAAGCTCTCGCGTATCACCTTCACCAGCGTAGCAATGATCTTCGGCTTCGTCGATACGTTCGTATGGAAGCCATACTTCTTCGGCTCCTCATTATAGATCTCCTCGTCGCTCTGAGGTCGTGCATAGAGGTTGTCATACACACTCTTGATCTGGTTCAGTATATAGCCTGACAGATCGCCGTCCACCTGTCTCTCCTTGTCGTGAGTCTCCAGCGTGTTGCTCTCGATCACCAGCAGCGCATTATCATAGTATGACGCTATCTGGGCCGCCTTCCATGCCAGGAGGTCCATGTCAATGTGCCCGTACCACTGGGCCACCACCACCGGCTTGCCGCCGTCCATCTGGTTCAGACGGTCGAATACCGTGATCACGCTCCAGTCCGCCTTCTTGCTCCTTCCGCCGATGTCCACCACTACCAGGTACCTGTCCGTCACCTCCGTCTCCTCATCAATCTCAGGCTTTGACCATATCCACAGCAAGCCCTGTCCGTCCTCAGTGAAGCGGATATTCTGCAGCGCCTTCTCGCCCTCGTCTCCATCAGCCATTACATCACCCTTCCACTTAGGCACCTTACACGTCTTTCTCAGCTTCTCGACCTTGTATTTGTCGAACACTCTTGCGCCCGAATGTACGAAGGCCTCGATGTCGTCACTCGGGTATTCGGCAGCCATGGCCCCATGGTCATCCTTACCCTTGCGCTCCAGTATATACCAGCTGATAGCCTCCAGCGTAGCTCCCTTCTCCCACAGCCACCACAGATACTGACCGCTCTCATCACGCTCACTCGACGCGCTCGCATTGTTTCTGTTCCTCCATAGACATGCCGCAAACTCGTACTCATTATCCAGCCCCAGCGCATATTGCTCAATCTCATACCAGGCTATAAACAGCGCCTCAAACTGTGACCTGCCCATCTTAGCAGCATCATACTCCCTGTGGAAGAAGTTACCCGTACCGTTCGCCGTCGATTCATATACGATCATCGTGTACGGCTTCAGCAAGATACCCGAACATGCCGACCTCACGATCTGCTGCGGCGTTCTTCCCTCTGTCGTTTTCCAAAGGCCCACCTCCGTACAGTGTACCAGGTTATAGTCACCGCCACGCGCAGAGTTCGGTTCCACGGCCGATCCGACCTTGATCTTACAGTTACGCTGAGGCACACGCTTGATGTTCGTGCTCTGACCTACGCCCACCACCTTCGGCTCATTCTCATCATACGCCTCCCCCATCTCATGCAGCAGCCTGACCGGATATTCACCGATCAGCTTGTCAAACATATCCTTCACCTCCGTCGACGCATCCTTCACATGGCCCACGATAAGTGAGTTAAGTCCAACCTTATGCACCAGCTGCAACCATACCATGTAGATCTGCGTCGCCGTCGATCCGCCCCACTGTCTCGCCTTCAGCAGTATCAGTCGTATCGGCTTGCCGGCCCTTCTCGCCCTCTCGAATCGTTCAATCAGTTTCCTCTGCGGCCTGTTCAGTCTGAACAGAATATCCTCGCCGCCGCCCTTCTGCTTGATATAGGCATACGACGCAGCCCAGAAGGCAAAGTCATACTCCGCCCTCACCCTCACAAACTGCTCAATTACCTTTTCCCTATCCTCCTCAATATCAGGCTCATACGCGCCCTCTCCATCCTCCGGCCGCCAAGTTTGGCCGCCGCCCTCAGCCCCCGTTCCCGGCGCTTTTACGCCGGTCCCAGCCGCCACTGTTCCCGGCGCTTTTACGCCGCTCCCCTCCTCCATCTCCTCATACATCCCCCTCAGAAACTCCCCAATACTCCCCGCCTCCACGATCTGTCTCACCAGCGGCACCCGCATCATATCCTCAGGCAGCCACTGCACCTGTAGCGCAAAGTCCTTGATCTCTACCCTTACGCGCTTGCCTATGCTACCCTCACCCGTAATCGGGTTAAACGTACTCCTTATCTCCGCATTCCTCTCATGGTTCTTTCTTACAATATCCAGCACCTCCTGTTCGTACATGCCAGCAGTGGCCACGCCGACAGGCGCAGCCACCACTCCATAACTATTTGGCATGTCACGGCTCATCCTTCATTGTTCACCCTTCATCACCCAGCCGCCAGCATCTGCTGTGCCTTGTTCACAGCGTTCATGTCAGCTCCCTGCTGAGCCCGCTGCATCAGCTCAGGCGACAAGCCTCCTGGCGCCTGCCCGTTCTCCATCTGCTCCTGCTGGCTCTTGATGCTCTGCAGCAGCTCGTCCGCAAACGGGAAGTCGCCATGCTCAAGCAGCTGCTCCAGGCTGATCTGCTGACTGCGCCAGATCTCCATCAGGAAGTCGTTGGCCATCATGCGGTACACCGGCGTCGTCGTGCTCTCCACGATTGACAGGTCGAACTCCACATCTCTGATCTTCTTCGGGTCGTACTCGATCTGTGCCGCACTCTTGCCCGCGATGTTAAACACACGCTTCGTATCGTAATACTGCTGCATGTTCTTCACGTCCTTGTAGGCCGCGTCGATCACAAACTGGCTGAATGACTCCAGCAAGTCCAGCAGCGACGTCGTAGCGTTCTGCGTCTGCTGAGAGTAGAGGCTCGCGCTCATGCCGCTGTAACCAGGCTTACCCTGCAAGGCACCGTTCACGCCGCTAATATCCTCAAAGAACTTAAGCTGCAAGTTCAGCAGCTCCGATATACCGATGTTGGTCGAGTTGTTCGCAATCTGCTGAGGTATAGACTTCGTGTCCTTCGTCTTGATCGCAATGACACCATTGAACCGGCTCCACTCATCCGCAATGTCATTGATATCCATACCCTTCGGCAGACACTCCTCTGGGAACAGCAGCACACCCTTCGCCGACGCTCTCATGATCCAGTCATACATCGTAATCAGACGGTTCGTATATCGCTGCTGGTCAATCACGTCGTTCACGAAGCTGTGTATCTCACCGTCGATGAATGGGTACGCCTTGAACACATACGGATGGCTCTTGTGCTCATACGGCGTCTCACCCTCCTTCAGGATGTCACCGAACGGAGTCAGGTAGTAGTAATACCAGTAGTCATCAATATACCACTTCGCCTTGATCAGAGGAATGTCCTCACGCTTCATACCCGCATTCAGGCCCATCTGCAGACGCTGAGCATTCACCATCTCCACCATCTCGTGATAGTCCTCCACGTCAATCTTATACACGTCGCCCGTGTTGTAGTCATGGCAGCGGTATCGAGGCTTCGACTCCTTGCGCCACACCTCGATCACCCTGCATCTCGTCATGTCCTGACACAGCATGAAGTCGATGTTATCCAGGTTCTCATAGCCGAAATCCGTAAATCGCATCTGCAGCGATCTCTTGTCGTGCGTCATGCTGTAGATGTTCATCAGTCGCTGGTAGTCCGCCGGGCTCTCCGCAAACTGCTGACACAGTGTCTCGAAGCTAACGTCATGTATCTCGCCCACCATGCTCACGTCCCATCCTCTGAAGTCCCTCATGTTGTTATCCACGAAGAAGTTGTTCGGGTTCACATAGTCCGTCCAGCAGTCCAGCTTGTCATTTCTCCAGCCGAACCACTTGCGATGTACTATGAATCCTCCTATCAAGAACTCCTCCATCGTTCTGGCGTACACCTCCGTCATGCGGTTCAGCTGCATGTTACATTGCAGGATGCTGCTCATCGTCTCGCCGATCTTCTGCTCGTCACGGTCACGTGCCGTACACACCGGCTCCTTAGCCTGCTGACGATATACACCCAGCACCGTATTCACCAGTCTGCGTATCATGTTATTCTTCAGCGGTACGTTGCCCTGCTCCTTGATATAATCCTCCTCCGTCATGCTCTTGCAGTCCACCGTGATCTCATCACACCACTGGTCACCATACGCATATCGCTTGTTTCGCTGCCTATCTTTTCTGAAACGCCACATACCCATCCAGTAACGCTGTGCCTCAAACAGCACCTCAAACGCCCTGCTGTCGCAGTGCGCCTTATCGTACGCTACCGAATCCATCTGCTCCATGTCCACGCCGACACGGCTCATCGACATCAGCCTTTCCTCTGCCATATAAAAATGTATTAGTTTTACAATCTTCCATCAGCGCCACAGCGCCCATGATGCTTTTTCCCATCAGCGCCACAGCGCCCATGATTAAAAAACATGGCGCAAAGATACTCAATCTCGCGCCATGTTCACTTTTATTTATTCCTCCACCCGTCATCAAACGCCCTGATCTCCTCATTCATCTCCCGCATCAGCTCCACCAGCTCCTGCTCCAGCTCCTTACGGTACTCCGGATCCGTCTCCTCCTTGATCTCGTCACGCAGCGCCTTGATGTCACCCTCGTAGTCATCCACGATCTCGTACCGCCCGTACCTCGGCTTGTTATACCAGAGGTCCAGCTTCTCAGCCACGCCCTCGATACCGTCCTCGTCCTGAGTCTCATAGCTACCCACAATGCGTTTCGTCTCCTTATACTCATCGTAGTATTTATAGAACTCATTTCTGATGCTTCGGGCCTCAGCCTGGGCGTCGCCGCTCTTGATGACGCGCGATGCCATGAGCATGTTTCTCCAGTCGAACTCCTGCTTACCCGTCACCGTCTCGCCCATCTTGACCATCTTGTTCACGGTCGTCGATACGCCGCCGAACGTACCCTCCAGCAGGTGCTCCAGCTTCGACGGGTTCACGTCGAGCCAGCCCTTCACCACGTCGTCGCCTCCCGTCATCTCGTTCAGCTTACGAGTGAAGTCCACGATATACTGGTTGGTCCTCTTGTTCGCCTTCGTCCACTCCGGATCCATCTCATTGAATGGCGTATCGTTCGAGATCTTCATGCCCTTCCAGTCCTTGTTGGTCACGTAGGCCTCAACGACAGGCTTCACATACGAAGGTACCAGGGCCGACATGCTCAGGTCACCGCTACCCTCCATCATGTCCACCGGAGCCAGCGATGACAGTGAGACCGCGATCTCCTTCGCAATCTCCTTACCGCTCATGCGCTCCTTACCGCTTGCTACGCTCGCAAAGAGCTCACCCAGACCGTAGATAGCCCTCTGCTCGATGCCCAGCGGTATTGACACGAAGCTGTCCGTACCCGGTATCTTAAAGCAGATATTCGACCTTCTCACATACGACGGCAAGTTATAATACTTACCCTCAGCCCGCGCACCTGCGCCCTGGGCTGGCGTTCCAACGCCCTCAGCTGGCGCACCTGCGCCCTCAGCCACCTCCTCCTCATCATCGTCCCCACCGAGTCCAGCCATCAGCGCACCCATCAGGAACAGCCCCGCATCCATAGCCAGCGCCTTCGCCATGTGGTTCTTATGCAGCCTGCCGAAGTTCGTCGTACCCTGTACCGCCGCGTTCCAGAACACATAGAACGACCGTCCTATACCGCTCGTGAAGGCTCCCGTCTTACCGATCCACGTCTGCCCCTCCTTATCCATGTACTTGGCGCCCGCTCCCTTCTTATTGAAGTTCACGCTCACCTCCTTCGCATCCATCACGCTTCGGTCGATGGTCCTGCCCATCTGACGGCTCGTCATGAAGGCCGCGAATCTCGCACAGTTCTCCACGGCTCGGTTCACAGTATCCAGTTTCTCGCCCAGCATCTGCCATGCCGTAGCCACCGGAATCTTCGAGTCCTTGCCCTTCATGTAGCGCTTGATCTCCTTCTTGCGCTGCTCCACGTTCTTGATCACGGTATAACCAGTCTCGCCTCCGTTCATCATGAAGTCATAGAACAACTTTTCCGTCTCTAAGCTCATATCCAGCTTGCCGTCCATCCACTTACGCATCAGGCCGAACATAACCTTCGGGTTCACCTTCAGGAAGTTTCTGTTGAACTTCACCGCGTAGTTCGGGCTCTCCCTCACCCACATCGTGCTGTTCGCATACATCGCATCCCTCAGGAAGTTACTCAATACGAACTCCGGGTTTCTCGTCGTATAGAAGGCCGACATCTGACGGTTCACATACTCACCCGCCTTCAGGATAGCGCCCACGGCGCCCGTATTCTCGTTGTCAGGGTTCGTCATGCCGTTCACGGCCTGGGCCACTCTCGGGTTACCGTTGATCGTCACGATATAGTCCTGGCCTCCCATCTTCACGTGCACCTGGTGCTCGTTCAGCGTACCGTCCAGCGTTCTGTACGGAATGTTGGCAGCGTCCCTACCCCTCTTGTAGTGGTCCGGATCACTCTGTGCCAGCGCCTCCATCTTCTGCTCGAAGGCCTCCGTTTTCTGCAATACCATATCAGGCGTGTCACTGTCGTCAATGTCTGCCGTAACAGCCTCCCAGCGATCATTCACGTCATCGTATTTCAGCCACATTCTGTTCACGCTCACCAAGTCGCTCGGATGGTTCATCACGAATTTCAGGAACCTCTGCTTCACCATGTTCTTGTTACCCTGCGCAATGGCACTGTCTGCCATGTTCGCAATCGTAGCCAGCGGATCATCGGCCACAGAGCTGCGGCCCTCAGCCGTTTTCAGTGGTGAGTTGAAGCCTCCAGCCTCGTGAGTCAGATACGCATACACCTGCTCGCTCGTCGTTTCATTGAAGCCACGCAGCGGTATGTAGTATTCATACATGGTGCTCACCTTGTCGAAGGTCTCCTTGTTCATCAGGCCGCACTTGTATCCCTTCTCCAGCGTCGCCTTCGTGCACGCATTGGTCCGTGCCCACAGCTCATCCACATTGTGATTAGCCTCGAAGTCGCTCACCATCTGCTCAGCCTTCTGGATAGCATCGTCCAGGTCATCCGTCTCCGTCAGTCCCGTCAGACCAGCATAGTCCCTGCGCTTCGGCGCCTGCTTACCGGCCTTTGATGCCTCGTTGATAGCCTGCGTCTCCATGTACTGCTGGCGCTCCAGGCCATGCTTAGCCATCATGTAACGAGTCACCTCATCACGGCTGCTGTCCTCCTTAGCCAGTCGGTGCACCTCGTCGATCAGCGGATTGAAGAGCATCTTACCGTATACCTCCTGCTCTGCTCTGTTCTTCGATGACAGCGCATTCTCGGCCATATACGCATTCTCAAAGTCCTTCACCTTCTGACCGGTTACCTCGGCCACCTTCTCCATGAAGCGCTTGAGCGACAGCATCGAGTCCTGCATCGCCTCCTTAAACTGGTACGTGCTGCTCAGTATCTGCCTCTCATACCAGTCTCTGACGATAGCCCGGTCTCTCTGGTCCATCCGGTCCCCATCACGATACCTCACCTCCTCATCCAGCCCCTCTGGCCCCTCATCAGCAGCCGCCAAGTTTGGCCGCTGCTCAGCCCCTGTGCCCTGCGCGTCCGCGCCGATCTCGGCCGCCCCCGTTCCCGGCGCTTTTACGCCGGTCCCATCAGCCCGCGCACCTGCGCCCTGGGCTCCATCATCGGCCGTCCTTGGCCGCTGCTCCTCCGCATAGTTCCCCACGCCCAGCTCCTGCTTCATCACCTCCGCACGCGCAGCCCTGACGATACCGCTTTCCTCAGCGTATGCCATCCGCTCATAGCTCTTCCAGAGTATATACCTCAGGTCATTGTCCGTCAGCTTCTCGCCCAGCAGCACACCCGCCTTTCTCAGCATATCCACAAAGAAGAACTTAACCTTCTTCCACCACGTCTGATCCACCTTTCTCTCGAAGTCCACGTCCTCAGCCAGTCCCGCCATATACTCCTCCGTAGCCACCCTGAAGTTCCAGCCGTTCTTGGCTGCCATATCAGCTATGCGCTTGCGCACCTCAATGTCAGCGTTAGCATACACATTATCCAGGAAGGTGTCGAAGTCCCTGCCGAACATCTGTCGCAGTCCATGGTGAGCCACGCCCTCGTGCATCAGCGTCCTCATCACGTCAGTCATGTCCGTATGGTTCTGCAGCAGGATAGTGATCTTGCCCGTCTTGGTGTCATACCAGCCCTTAGCCCTGGCCCGGCGACCCGTCAGCCCCTCCGTGTCGGTCTTGATCTCCACGTTGAGGCCCAGCTTCTCAGCCTTCGCCATCACATAGTCAATAGCGTAGCGGGTCTTACGGTCAATGTAGCCCTCCAGCTTACGCTGACTCTTGCTGCCGGCCTTACGCTTCGCGTCATTTTGACGCAGTGACTCCAGCACCTTACGCCATGAGTTCACGATGATACCCCTGCCGTCCGATGTCAGCTTAGCCACATATCCCTGGTATTTCTCCCTGAATGCCTCCAGCAGCTGCTCCTTCGACAGGAACGGAATCGTCAGCCCCTCCACGTAGTAGTGGGTGTAGCCATCCCAATACATATCCCCCTCCTTCTTGATCTCGATCACCTCATTCTCCTCAAATTCGGTCATCTGGCTCTGACGATCCTCAGCCTGCTGCTTCTCATACATATACTTGTAGTGATCAGCCTCCAGGCCTCCGGCCTTCCTGTTCTCCTCGATAGCCTTCAGCAGGTTCTTGTCCTCGAAGTTCACGTCACGTCTCACGTAGCCCGGCATCGACATAGCCACGGCGCTCTCATCATGAGGTGCCTCCATAGCCTCATAGTCGAAGCTGCGTGCCTTCTCCGTCAGGCCCTCCTTATCCAGGCCCATCTCGCTCAGCGTCTCCGAGGTCACAGGCTTACCGCCCTTGCGCTCAAACCATTCGCCGCCCATCTTCTGGTTCAGCTCCTTGGCCTCAGCGTCAGTCAGCGCACGCTTGATCTTGTACGCACCCGTGATTATCATAGCCGGAATCTTCGGGTTGGCGTTCGTTCTGTAGATATAGAAACCATCCTTCGGTATATAAGGCAGGCCAGCCTGGCTGTGCTCATACTTACCGTTGGCATTCACACCATACTCCCAGGCCTCCATCTGGTAGTCTCTGTCCGCAGCATACTCCACCTCAAAGAATACGATGTTATCCGGCATCTTATCCCTTACACCCTTCGTCTCACCCTCCACCGCAAACTGCGAAGCGTTCGGGTAGGGTGCCAGGTGCTTGCCCGGACGCCATGCCAGTGGCGCACCGTGCGAGTCCGTCACGCTCACTCTGCCCTTCGTGTTCTGCTTCGGGTTGCCATCTGCGTCACGCTTGATGGCTCCCGTGTCAGCATTGAGCCAGGTCAATGGAGGTGCGCCCACCTCGTCACCCTCGATCATCTTCGGATGCAGCGATACACTACCGTCCTTGTGCTTCTTCACCACAAACACCGCATACGCCGTCCTCGTTTTCTTAGGTGGTACCTGCTCCCTCAGCGAGTATCTCAGGTCCTTATCATTCTCATCCGCAGCCACCGTTCCCTGCGCTTTTACGCCGGTTCCAGCTACCGTTCCCGGCGTTTCTACGCCGGTTCCATCAGCGGCCGTACTTGGCCGCTGCCACTCCCCCCCGTCCCTGTATCTCACCTCCGAGTCCTCCTCGTCCTCCTCAGCGCCGCTCAGGTTCACGGCCTCACCCGCCTCACTGTCCATCTCAGCATACTTCGCCTCCTTGGCCTCCAGCTCCTCCTTCATCTTGTCCGTATACTCCTCCAGGCGCTTAGCCGCCTCAATGAGCTCCTGGCTGTACTCGAATGGCTTACCCTCACGCTCGGTGATCTGCTTCAGGTCGTTACGCTGCTCCTCTACCTCCTCCAGCATGTTCTCCGAACGTCTGCGGTATTCCTCCGCACCATGCTCAGCCAGGCGCATGATCTCCTCGATGGCGCTCTTCAGATAGCCGCCTCTTGCGTAGGTCTCCACCTCCAGCTCCTCACACGTCAGCTTAGCCGTTCTATGGATCACGTCTCTCAGCTTACCACCCTCGTTCTCCATAGCCTTCTCCTGCTCAATCTCGATCTTGAAGGCGAACTTACCCACCTTCACCTCCACCTCACGCTTCAGCTTCGTACCGTAGTTCAGCATTCTCAGTCGCGTCTCGTCCTCCTTCACCTTCTTGCCGTGATCCTTCAGGTAGTCAGCCATGTCGTCCACGCTCTTGAAGCTGAGGCTGCCCACATGGATCGTACGATCACCCTTGAAGCCCTCCTCCATCTGCTCCGCACGCTTCTTATAGGTATCTGCCCACTCCAGGAACTCCGCGATACGCTTCTCCAGTACAGGCTTCATGTTGTGCACATACGTCTGGTCGGCCTCCCACTGCTTGTACTTCGAGCGCCACTTCCTCACGTCCTTCTCAGCCTGGTTCTTCAGCATGGCATATTCAGAGCCCGAAAGCTGGGCCACGGTGTCACCGAATACGTCCTCCTCCTCCTCCAGGGCTCGGTTCTCCATGCTGTTCTGCATCATCTGCTTGCCGCCCATGATGCTGTCTGCAATGGCACCCTTAGTTTTGAGGCGCTGGTATGCAGTCACGTCCAGCGAGTCCTCCACGCCGAAGCGCATCACTCTCACCGGAATGCCCCACTGCTTATGCAGGTTACCCTGGCGCAAGATACGTCCGTTACGCTGGGTGTAGTCCATCGGTCGGTTAGGCGCATCCAGGTGTATCAGCGTATGCAGACGCTCCTGAATGTTCACACCGGTACCCAAAGTGAATGTCGAGCCGAGCACCACGCGGATCTCGCCCCTGTTCACCTTCTCAAAGATCTCCAGCTTCTTCTTCGTAGTCATGCCGCTGCGTATCACTACCACCTGATCCTCAGGCACACCCTCCTTGATCAGCTTCTCTCTGATGTCATCATACAGGTTGAAGCCGCTGTCCTTGTTCTGGTAGTTGTCCGCAAAGATAGCCACCGTACCCTTATACTGCTCCGAGTCCTTCAGTGAGCGAAGGGTCTGACGCACGGCCTCGTTGGTCTTGCTCTGTGGCGAGTCCTCACCGTCAGCCTGCACCAGGCGAACGTCCACCGCTGCCGCCTTCGCAATGCCGTACATCGTCAGCGGTATATGGCTGTTCTCCTTCTTCTCCTTGCCGCTCATCTTCTCATACTCATCCAGCACTCGCTTCACGTGCTTCATCACCGCACGCAGCGCAGGTGTCTGAGGCAGGTAGATGTCCTGAGCCTTGCCGCCCTCCATGTCCGGTATCTTCTCCTGCACCTTGCCGGCCTCTCGGGTCAGCACGGTGTCAGCCACGCCGCTCCAGATACGCACCAGCTCTGGCAGGTTCACGTAGCCCGCAAAGCGGTTGTTCTCCTTGAACTTGCCACTGGTCGTAAACTCCAGCATCGTCTGTAGCGAGCCGAAGTTTCTCACGAAGTCATCAAAGTAATAGATACCGTATGCCTTCATCTGATCTGCCGGCATCAGGTAGCGCATGAAGGTCCAGATCTCAGCCGCAGTGTTCGAGATAGGTGTACCCGTCGCAAACACCACGTTCCTGCCGTTGTTCTTCTCCAGCACGGCCTGTGCCTTCAGGAATACACCCTGAGCCTTCTTCGAGTACGATGGGTCAATACCCTTCACGCCTCGCTGCATGGCTGTCGCAAAGCCCAGGTGCTTGTACTCATGGGCTTCATCCACCAGGATGGCATCGATGCCCATGTCGTCGAAGTCCTCCACGTCATCCACCACGCGGTCCAGCATCTCCTGAGCCTTCACCGCAGCGTTCTGCTTCGTCTTGGCTGCCGTCTTGCCGTCACTGCCCTTGCGTCGGTTACGCTTCTCGATGGCCTTCTGGCTCGCCTCGCCCAGCTCGTTCTGCAGGTTCTCGATCTCGGCCTCAGCCTGCATCACTGCCGAACGGTTGCCGCCGTCCTCCTTCATCTTATCCAGGATCTCCATCTTCTCCTCGATCTTCTCGCGGATATACTGAGCCTCGCGCTCCGGGCTGTCAGGTATGCGCTCGAATACTGACTGAGGCACCACGATCATGTCCCAGTCATTGTACTTGATGTTAGCATAGAAGTTCTTTCTGCCCTCAGCCGTCCTGTCCTTATCCTCCAGCGTTAATACCTTAACGTTAGGGTATAATTCCTTAGCTGAGGCCACAACCTGACCTACCGTAGCATTCTGCACCACGATCATCGGTTTCTTGGCCGTACCCAGTCGGCGCATCTCCATCGCAGTCGAGATCAGCGTGAAGGTCTTACCCGTTCCTACCTCATGAGCCAGGAGCAACGGCTGCATCGTACCGCGCACGATAGCCTTGCCCTGGTGCTCGCGCATAGAGAACTTCGAGCTCTGTCCCACAAAGTGCTTCGGCACATACTCCGCCGGAATATCCACCGGCACGTAGTTGTTGAACTGCTCATTATACACCTCCTCCATTCTCTTCGAGAGCTCCGGATCCTGCTGCATCAGCTGGCGTGCCCATTCCTTGAAGTCCTGACGTATCTCGTCGATCTTGTTGGCCACGGCCTGCGTAGCCTCCTTGTCGGTGATAGTCTCAGTCGTGCCGTCGTAGTGCTTCCTGGTCTTGCTGACCGTGATGCTCTTGTTGTTGATGGCAGCCTCGATGATCGTAGCGCCATACACAAACTCCTGGAACACCTCACTGAATACGCCGAACTGCTTGTTCGTCTCATTGTTGAAGTTACCAGTGTTCATGTCCACCAGCCAGCTGCCGCCCAGGTTACGCATCTTCGGCTTCACGCCCGTACGGTCCTGCATGTAGCGCTCAAACACCTCCGGCTCTATCCATGAAGAGCCCAGCGTAAACTCAATCAGGTGGCCCGGTATGTTCATAGGTATCACCTTCATCAGTGCCTTCACGTTCGCATCGTATCGACCATCCTCGTTATGCTCCTCCGCATACTTCAGCTTCTCTCTTACGTTGCCGCTCAGGTACTCATAGCTCACCTCCATCTGACCGCTGGCCGGATTCTCGAAGCCCAGACCACTCTCGATGATCTCCTTCCTGACATCCTCCTCATTGCGGCCAAGTTTGGCCGCAATATACCCCACATTCACCGCACCGTACTTATACACGCTCGCCATGATACCGTCCTTCACCGTCGTCGGGTTAGGCTCCTTCTCCTTCTCCACCACACGCTGATTGAATACGTCAGTCTTTTCGTAGCTGTACTGACGCTCACCGGTCTCCTTGTCCTCACGCTCCTCAAACTTCTCCAGAGCCAACACGCTCGGCCAGTCCACGTCGTTCTTCAGGAATGCGATAGCAGTGTTGTTCCTCTTCTCATGCAGGTGTCCGTACTTCTGTACGAAGGCATCGTATGCCTTATTCAGCTTGTCCAACAGCGGTTTTAATCCGCTATCTCCCTCATTCTCAGTCTGATACGAAAGCACGTCAGCCACAGCCTTCTTGATCGCCTGGTAGTCCTCGAAGCACTCCACCTTCGTATGTCCCTTCACCTTCTTGTCATTCACAGCCAGCGGCACAGCCTTTCCATACTGAGCCACACACAGCCTTCCTGACTTATCCACCACCATCGATCCCTCCTTCACGTCCTCACCCAGCGCATCATACACACCAGCCGCCACCGTTCCCGGCGCTTTTACGCCGGTCCCAGCTACCGTTCCCGGCGCTTCTACGCCGGTCCCAGTCCCCGTCGCGTTCACGCCGGCCCCAGCAGCCGTACTTGGCTGCTGCCCGCCGGCTGGCGCACCTGCGCCCTCAGCCGTCACCACACCAGCCTCCTCAGCCCTCTTCTTCATATCGGCCACCCACTCCGTCAGCATCTTCTCCTGGTTCTTACCCTTGACCGGATACAGCGCCTTACTCTCCGGACGGAAGGTATCGCCCTGCTCGAAGCCGAACTGCATCTTACCAGCCATCCACTCCGGATGCTCCATGAAGTACCCATTGTACTCCATCTGCAACTGCTTATCCTCCTTCACATAGCCACCCTTAGCCTTCTTCAGCTCTCCCGTCTCGTATGTAGCGCTGCGCTCACTGGCCACACCCAGCACGTCGATCGCATTGCCAGCCTTCTGTCCGGCCACTCTCTTACGCACCACGATGATGTCCGACGTAGCTCCTGTACCGCCAAACGTCTCATTGTTCAGTCTGAAAGCACCCACTACGTCCACGCCGCCCTCCTTCACCAGCCACTCACGCAGCTTCTGTGACTTATCCAGCGTACCGCTCGACGAAATAAAGATACCGATACCACCCTCACGCAGCTTTCTTACGTTCTTGGCGATACAGAAGTCATGAATGTCATGGAAGCGCTTAGACAAGTCGCCGTCGCCCGTATCATCCATCACTCTCAGGCCCGTCACGAAAGGCACATTGGTGATAGCCAGGTCCACCGTACCATTCTGGATCTTCGTCTTTTCGAAGCCCTGCACGTCCACCTGAGCATCAGGATATAGGAGCGACAGTATATTACCCGTCGTTCCGTCGATCTCTACAGCATGTATCTGGCTGCGGTCGCTCATGTCCTTAGGCATGGCGCCGATGATATTACCTATTCCAGCCGATCCCTCCAGCACGCGACCACCCTTGAAGCCCAGAGCTCGAGCAATGTCCCACATCGCATCGATCACCTTCGCCGGAGTATAGTACGCACTGTTACGGCTCATCTCGGCCTGCTCGAACTCCTCATCATCCAGCAGCTCCTTCAGTCTCGTATAGATAGGATTACGCTCAGCCATCCATCCCGAGCCGATACGCTCGTTGAATGCCTTACCCAGGCCGCCCCAGCCCGAGAACTGACGCAGCACCTTCATCTGTGCCTGTGTAGCCTTACGCCCGCTCTCGATCAGCTGCTTCATCAGCTCAATGGCCTTGATATTAGCCTCGATACGAGCATCCACGCCCTTCGGAGCATAGTCCTTGCCCCTCTCCGCATGGTTATTTCCACGGTTCATCGCAGTAGCAGCCGGCGCTCCAGCGCCCACGGCTGCCACTGTTCCCGTCGCTTTTACACCGGTCACCTCAGCAGCCGTACTTGGCTGCTGCCCTGTCTCACCAGCTCGCTCAGCCACCGTGCCCGGCGTGTTCACGCCGGCCTCATCAGCCGCCAAGTTTGGCCGCTGCCCCTCGGCCTCGCCCTCACTCAGCTGCCCATCCAGTCGTTCGGATTGTTGCAGCTCAGATCCCAGCTCTCCTGCTCGGCCTTCTTGTCCTCGTCCGTCAGCTCCTCGACCTTCTTCCCGTGCCTTCTGGCCCAGTCCTCCAGCCTGCTCTGATCGGTTATCACTGTTGGCTGGCAGTCCTTCGGTGCGAATGCTGCCACTACCTCGTTCCAGTTCTTGCTTGCCATAATCGTTACTATTATTACCGGTTCCCTGCTCAGCCACCGTTCCCTGCGCTTCTACGCCGGCCCCAGCTACCGTTCCCGGCGCTTCTACGCCGGTTCCCGTCGCGTTCACGCCGCCCTCAGCAGCCGTACTTGGCTGCTGCTCTACAGCTGGCGCACCTGCGCCCTCAGCAGCCTCCTCATCCATGAGGTCAGCAAACAGGTCACCCATTACACTTTCCTGACGCGAAGATACATCTTTTTTCTTACCCTTCGCCTTCTCGCCCTGCTTTTTCTGCTTTTTGCCCTCGGTTTTACCCTCGACCTCAGCATTCTTGCCCTCGTCGATTACAAAATCAGGAGCATTATACTTCACCAGCAGTCTCATATCCTCCAGCACCTCAGCCAGCTTGGCATCACCGCCGAAATGGTGGTTGCTCGACACATACCGTCCCTGGCCGCTCTGCTGAGGATCCTCCATGCGGTACATCACACCTCTCACCACCAGATCATCACGAGTGCCACGGTTCATCATGTCCGCAGGCTCCAGCATCACGTCAATATACACCTCCCTGTTCTGAGTCAACGGTATCTTGATCGTAATGTCGCCACCGGCAGGAGCCACATTCGTACGCACCTCAGCGCGGTTAGCAGCCACGCCCAGCTTGTTAGTGATCTGACGTGCCAGGTTCTTAGCATCAGCCTTCGCCTTCTTCTCAGCGCTGCGCATATAGCCCATCGACTCATTGAATGCCGACTCATCATTGGTGTCAGCCTCATAGAAGCCCATCAGCGCCAGCTGGTCATTCACCTTCTTCAGCGCCTCATCGACCTTAGCGATGGCCTCGTTTACTTCTTCGTCTGTTCCATTCTCTGCAACAGACCACGCTTCGCTCGCAACAGACTCTCCTTCGCTTGCGACAGCTTCTGCATCTTCTGCAATTTCTCGTTCTTGTTCATTTCTTATGTTGTTACGTGTAGTCTTGATCTTATCGATAGCCTCCTCAGCCTGCTTCTCAGCCACCTGCTCCTGCATAGTCATCTCAGCAGTAGCCATAGCGTCCACGCCGGCCTTTTCGAAGTTAGCCACATCGAACTTTCTCACCTCGTCATAACCGGTCATCTCCTCAGTCCAGCCGTTCTCCTCCACCTCCGGCAGGTCACGCGCACCGTTGTAGAATGACTTGAGGTACGGACGGATAGCGTCTCCCAGGTCCTCGATCATTGCCTTAGCAAACTGAGCGAACTTACGCGCACCAGCCTCGATATGATACAGCGCCATCTCCGTACCGATAGCCAGCATCTCCGGGTCGATACCCACATTCAGCTGACCCAGCTTCTTACGCATACGCTCCTTCAGCGCCGCATACCTCTCATCCGTCACCAGCTTGTTACCGCTGCCAGCCTTCTCCTCAGCCACCGTTCCCGGCGCGTTCACGCCGGTCTCCTCAGCACCAGCGCCCTGTGCTCCCTCGCCGATCTCGGCCTCAGCCACCGTTCCAGGCGCTTTTACGCCGGTCCCCTCAGCAGCCGTACTTGGCTGCTGCTCCCCCTCAGCAGCCTTCTTCTCAGCCGCCAAGTTTGGCCGCTGAGCCACAGTCTCCTCCTCCTTCTTCACCCCATTAGCCTCCATCCATTGCAGCAACGTCAACGGGTTCAGTATCTTCGCCGTTCTACCGTCCGGACCATTCTCCACCTTCTGAGTGATCTGCAACCTCACCAGATCTGAGTTCTTCTTCTTTCGCTGAGACTTCACCTCCACACGAGCCGTCAGGCCACGTCCATTCGTCAGCACGTCGCCCTCCTTGATTGAGTCAAACAGCTCCTTAGCACGCTTACCCTCCTCGCTATCCATAGCCTGATCCAGAGCCTTCTGTCTCTCCTCGTCACGCTTCGCACGCTCCTTAGCCTCAGTGATACCGTCGATCTTCTCAGTCACAGCCTTACGCATCCCCAGCAGGCGAGCCATACCCTCCACCTGGGCCACGCTGCCCTTGCCGCCTTCCAGCTTGGCAGCCAGCTCATCGATGTTCTTATCCACCTGAGCCAGCACCTTGTTCAAGAAGGTCATATCATAGTTCTCCTTCTTGATCTTGTCCTCGAACTCACGACGATAGAACTCCACCGACTCCTCGCCACCAGGCTTACGCACCTCCGACGGGCTGATACCCATCTGAGTGACATTCATAGCCATAGCATTGCCCCTGAGCTCCATCGTACCATCCGGATGCACCTCAGCCACCTCCATCTCATAGTTACGGTACATCACACGATCACCCACCTTATATGGGCTCTCCTCAGCCGCCACTGTTCCCGGCGCTTCTACGCCGGTTTCCTCAGCAGCCGCCTCTGTCGCCTCCACAGCTGGCGCACCTGCGCTCTCAGCTGCCAAGTTTGGCTGCTGAGCCACCTCAGCCACCTCACGCATATCGCTCACCGACACCGGCTGAGCATCGTTCACCGCAGCCTCATTGCCCATGACCTGCCCGGCCAGCTTCTCAGCATCCTCCTGGCTACGCATCAGGAATCCCTTATGATCCAGGCTATACCACCCGTTCAGTTCCTTAGCCATAGCCTTAGCCGCACGCATCTGCTCCTTGCTCAGGTTCTCGAACTTCACCACCTTCATCTCCAGCTTCTTGCCCCTCTTAGTAGTATACTGAGTGTCCTCGATCGTATATCCATCACCAGCAGCCGTACTTGGCTGCTCCATTTCAGATACCTTCACGTTCTTATACTCAGCAAAAGGCTTCGTCTTACGGTGTGAGCTATTGATCCATTTCTTGAACTCATCCTTGCTCACCTCAGTAATGGTACCCAGTCCGGTCCATCCAGCTGAGTAGTTAGCCAGATAAGCGTCGCGTGCCTCCTGAGCCGAAGCGAATCCGTACATCACCTTATGTTCATCGAAGCTGCCGTCAGCATTAACCTGGTCCACTACAAACACATTGCCCTGCTCTGGGTTATCAGACAGGAACACATCGATATGATCACCATCAACGCCCTCTGTGCCACGAATGTAGCCGTAGGTATTGTTCATAGTGACACTCCATTCATTCCCGTCAGCATCCTTACCGCTGCGCACACTACCCTTCGGGTTTTCGATCGAAATGTCATATCCATCGATCTTTACATGGCCCATCTTGTAGTTGCCGGCCTTCTTCTGCCCATCACTCGGATTGGTCTCTGTCTCCTTCTCTGCCTCAGCCACAGCAGCCGCCAAGTTTGGCCACTGCTCCTCAGCACGCGCACCTGCGCCCTGTGCAGCTGGCTCTTTAGCGCTCTCAGACGCCTTCACCTGCTCATTCAGGTCAGTCTTATTGATCAGGTCATACAGCACGCGGTCAGTCACCTCCTCCACATTCTTGAAGCTCTCGATCTCAAACAGGTTCTTGCCTACCCAGCTCCAGAAGCGTTCCAACGCTCTACGCACGCGAGCCATCAAGCCATTCACAGTAGCCTCGTCGCCACCCTCCTCGATAGCCTCCTCAGCCATCTCCTTCAGCTTCAAAGCATTGTTTACGCCGCTGTAACGTGACAGCACCTCACTGGCGATAGCATCATCGTCAGCGAGTCCCTGGTAAGCAGGATCATTCACCACAGTAGCCCATACCGGCGTACCCTTCAGCATCTCGACGATACCTCTCCACGCCTTCGGGTTAGCACGGCGCATAGCCTTAGCCCACAAGTGAGTATACTCATGCACCATCGTATTAGCGTTGAGGCCCTCCGGAGTCAAGTGGATCTCATTGCCTACAGCCCATCCATACACCGTACCGTCAGGCGTCGTCATGAAGTCCACGCGGTTCTGGATCTTCAAGTCCCCATCACGGAACAGTACATAGTTATTCTTCGAATGGTCTCCATTCACACTATTATTGTTCGTACGCACACGAATACCAGTGTACCCCATTCCAGCCAGGAAGTCAGACGCCGCTCTATCACCACCCAGCGCACTCGACAGCGCCTTATACAAATGGTAGAACTTCATGTCCTTACCCTCCTTGCGCACCGCAGTCAGCTGCTCATGCACCGCATCAGCCACCTCTCCGCGTCCGCTGCCATCCAGCTCAGCATACACCGACTTCAGCAGTCCCGTACCGAGCGCATCATTATAGTCCAGGTAGTTCGATCCGTTGTCCTCCGGGATCTCCACCTCATACAGGTGGCGACTCTTATCCTTAGCCGCAATAGCAGCATACGACTCACCGATACCCCTCTCCTGGCTCACATAGTGACCGGCGCCATACACATAGCTGCCCTCACCCGTACCCAGGAAAGCACCATCGAAATGATCGAAAATTGCTCCACTGCCATGCCAAACCTGCATCATCTCGATGTCGGTTCCATTTACCTCCTCCACTTCTGCAAGACCAGTCTTATCCTTGAACTCTCCGCTATATAACGCTTGTTCAATTGAGTCTATTATATCGACAAGTGGTTTCCCTTCTGATCTCGCCAGTTTTATAGCTTTGAAGAAAAACTCAACAATATGCGCAGTGCCATCATTTTGTACACCGTTATTCTCGCTGTTGGTTATTACAATGCTGATTCCTTCCTCCTCGCCCCTATTGTCAAAGTTAGAAACCTTTGCATTATGGTTGGCAAGTCTTATCGTAACTACCTTTCCTCCAACAGTTTCGAACGTAGCATACTCACTATTACTTCCGTGTTTGACAGCTCCAAGTGCCAAAGCAACGTCTCCCAAAAATGTTTTGCCACGATTTGAAACATTTTCATATTCGTTTTTGAGTTTTCTCAAATTTTCAAGTACCTTTGCACCGTCAGCACTTGAAACGACAGTTGAATGATCTTGCGATTCGCTCGTAAGGGACGCGGTTTCGAGTGCTCTTTTTTTGCTTGCACTCATCATCTCTACCCCCTCTCTCATCTCACGAGCCACCCTTTGGCCCTCCTCCTGAGTCTCCTCAACGACCTTGATACCAGCATTCTCACGCAGCGCCGTAGCCACGGTCTCCGTCACCAGCTGATCCACACGTGCACTCTTAGCCTCCTCCTCACGCATGGCCTTCTTGCCCTCCTCAGCCGCCACTGTTCCCGGCGCTTCTACGCCGGCTCCCTCAGCTGGCGCACCTGCGCCCTCAGCCCCCGTTCCCGACGTTTCTACGCCGGTCTCCCCAGCAGCCGTACTTGGCTGCTGATCCTCAGCTACTCCTTCACCTTCATTGCCTTCTTGTACGCCATCGTTGACAGCATCAGCTTGCGCAGGGCCTTCTGCTCCGCGCTCAGTTTCTTGTTCTGTTCCATTGTTGAATAATTGGTTAACTTCGTTAAGAATATCCTCACGGCTCTTCACCTCGCCGCTCCAGAGGTCCAGCTGACCCGCAGCCGACTCCTCCGACATACGGTTGTAGTCCTGCAGGTACGTTCTCAGTCTCGTCGGATAGCCACTGTTCAAGAGGTCAGCGATCTCCAGCATAGTAGCGTTGTTGGCATCAGCCACCGTCACCTCCTCGCCGTAGAAGCCCAGGTTCAGCTGTCGGGCGAAGCCACTCACGCGATCACCCTCCTTATATTTGCCCTCCTTCGTAGCCTTATATACCAGGTCGATGGCACCCGCCAGCTGCTCAGCCAGCGAATAGTCCTCGCCCAGCTTCACATTGTTGGCAATCTCAGTCAGCGCCATCACCACAGCCTGACGCACGCCACGCATAGCCGTCAGCTCACGCACAGCATCCGGATTCGACTCGAAAGCCTTACCGATCAGCATGTTCTCCAGCATGTCACGTCCGATAGCGCTGATACCCTCACCATCGAACATCTCAGCCACCTGGGCCGATGACAGTACACCAGCCTTCTGTAGCTCACCGATAGCCTCCGCAGCCGACTTGTTGTCAGCATAGAAGTCACCCAGCTTATCAAATGCGTTGATCAATGACAGGATCCGGCCGAAGGTAGCATCATCCACCACCTTACCCAGCTTCACCGCAGCCTCAGTCTTGCTCTGCGACTTCATCTCCTGAGCATTAAACTTCGCAAACGTCTCAGCCGTATATGGCTGAGCACCATCTGCCACAAACACCACTCTCGGATGCTGCATGCCCTGCACCTGCTCAGCCGTGAAGCCATACTTGCCAGCATGACCCATCAGATAATCAGTATACGCCTGGTCCGTACCCTGCTTAGCTGCCAGCTTACCGGCCATCGTACGACCATTGCCCGACAGTACCACACCGTCCTGCGACACCACCACAGGCGTCTGCAACGCTCTGCTGTCATAGTTGTCCGCAATCATACGAGTCTGCTGCTGGGCATCCTCATCACGCTCGTAGTCACGATCGTTCACGCTGCCGCCGTTCTCATCCTGCGGGAAGCCCTCACTCTTCACAAAGCCATTCTCAGCGTCATGGCTCGCCGTAGGCGCATCGCTCTCCACCAGCATATAACGTCCCGAGATCTTCTCACCGTTAGCCAGCACGATCTCATCCTTCGAGCCCTCAGTCTTGTTAGCCTTGTCCCACTTCTCCTTGATGGCAGGGTGCACGGCATTCGAGCCGACGGCAGCCATCTCAGCCGCCTTCTGCTCCTGCTCCAGGCGATAAGCCTCCTCAGCCTTCACCGCCTCATCATGGGCCTCAGCGTCACGCAGGCGCTGCTCCATCTTACGGGCATCCGTCACCTGCTTACGCTCCGCCTGCATCTGGTTCCAGTATTCAGCCTTCTTCTCGGCCTCCTCCACCTTACGGTTCCACTCCGCCATCTCGCGGTTGTACTTCGCAATGCTCGTGCCCATCTTCGGCTTCTTCGCCTTGATCTTGTCGGCCTCCTTCTTCGATGCAGCCACATTATTATTAAGGAAGGCCGTAGCATCAGCCTCCTCCAGTCCGCTCTCATCATAGAGGTATCTCATACCCCTCTTAGGCGACACGCCCATGAAGTCCGGCTCCTGATCCTCCCCCTCGCCCACCATCGGCATAGGTCCCTCCTCCTCAGCCGCCACCGTGCCCGGCGTATTTACGCCGGTCCCCTCAGCTACCCCCGTTCCCGTCGCGTTCTCTCCGTTCTCAGCCCGCGCACCAGCGCCCTGGGCTCCATCAGCAGCCGTACTTGGCTGCTGCCCTGTCTCACCAGCTCCCTCAGCCACCACTGTTCCCGGCGTATTTACGCCGGTCCCCTCATCCGCCGATCTCGGCCGCTGAGCCATCTCCACCCTCTCCCCGTTCTGCTCCATGATCATCCCGTCCAGCTCATCCCGGCTCAGCATGCTCACAGTGTGTCCGTTCAGTGGTGACTCCGTCATCACCTCATACTGCCCGTCAGCGTTGGCCTCACTGATGATGCTACCTCTTACAGGGTTGCCGTCCTGGTCTCTCAGCGTCACCTCGTCATTCAGAGCATACACCGGCCTCTGCTTCTCATACTCCTCCGCAGCCTCCTCCTGCTTCTCCTGCTGACGCTGCGCGTCACGCTGGGCCACATACTCCTGAGCTCGGCCGATACCCTCAGCCTGGCTCATAGCTTGCAGCTGCTCCTTACCGATGGTCTGCAGGTTCTCCATGTCGCCGTCCCATGCCACCTGCACAGTACCGTCGCCATTGTCAGCCACCATCGTAGTCGTATGCTTCTGACCGTCCGGACCGATCACCGAGCATGTCTCGCCCTGGCCGAACGTCAGCTTACCATCAATCTGGTCGCCCATCTCATGGGCCACAGACTGACGGATAGCCTCGCGTGCCTCCTCGCGCACCTGCTCAGCTGGCAAGCGCTCACCAACAGACAGCACGTCACGAGGCGACAGGAACTCCAGGTTACCCGTCTTTTCGTCACGCACCAGGATGCTCTCCGATGATCCCGACACGTCCACCATAGACCCGTCGTCGTGCATCTTCACCTGCCCATCGATCACATACACCTTACGGTCATCCTGCTTCAGCGTAGCAGGCTGAATGTACCCAGCATTGTCGCCCCTACCCTCACGCGACGCAATCGTAGCATCGCTCTGAGCCATCTTGCTGTCGATGTCATCACGCACATGCTGTATCATGCCATCATACGTAGCCTTGGCATTCAGGTAGTCCAGCGCCACCTGCTTCTGCTCATCGCTGTAGGCATCGTCGGCATAAAGTGCCGTAAGCTGAGCCACCGGATCAGTAGTGATCCTCACCGGGTTCCCACCTTCGTCCGTACCCGTAATGGAACCGTCCAGCGCATCCAGCAAGAACGCCGGCAGCAGCTCCTCAGCCCTTCCCCTCTGCATGTCCAGCATGTTCTTCGCATCATTCATCTCGTCCGGGCTACTGAGCGAGTAGCCATTATCAAACGACGACTCAGCGTCCAGCTGCGCCTCATTCTCCTCCTCGCCACGGCGCTTCTGCTCGCCCATCATCACGCCCTTATACTCCTCAACCTTCTCAGCGTAGTTCAATACAGCCCTCTTCTGAGCATCCGACAGCTCATCGTCAGCCATCACCTCAGCCAGTCGCTCCTTCACCACGTCATCCTCAGCGAAGGCAATAGTGTTGCGGATCTCTCCCCACTCCTCCTGGTTAGCCCACAGCGCCGACGCAGCATCGTCAGCCTTGGTCATATCCTTGCGTGCACGATACTTCGGCGTACGATAGCCCAGCATCTTCACCGACGAAATAGCACCGCCCATCAGGCCCACGCCCAGGAAAGTGTCGATCATGTTGTCCATATTGAACACACCGGTACCCTCAGCCGTGTCGAGCGTCTGGTCGCCCACCACGATAGCATTCATGATACCGCCCACCTGCTCCTCCATAAACTCGCCCAGGTTACCGCTCCACTTCGAATGCTTCTCGAAGTCGCTCACCAGCTTCGCCACGTCGCTCATAGCCACGTTCTCGATAAAGTCATTCACCTTACCCAGGCCGATCTTCGACAGTCCCTTCTTCGTCCAGTCAGCCATCAAGCCAGCAGCCGGCGCAAAGTATTCGCCCACCATCTCCGAATAGTTCTCGATCGTAGTAGCCGCAAACGCCTTGCCCAGCGCCGTGCTGAAGCTATCACCATCCTCATGCCCATCATAGTAGCTCTCGCCCGTCTCCTCATCAGTACCGAAGCGGATGTCACCCTGCATGCGCTGCTCAGCGTCGCCCCAGGTTCTCGCAGCTCCGGTCGTAGCCGTCATGGCAGCCGATCCTGCCAGGTCACCCACCACTCTCGATGTCACCTTAGCCGCTACATACTTCTTCGAGTTATCCTTCACTACCTTCTTACCAAAGCGCTTCAACGCATATCTCGTCAGCATAGACTGAGCCGACTCACCAGCCGTTGAGGCCGGATTGATACACATCTCCATCATGAAAGGCAGCGACTCAGCCGTCACCTCACCAGCCTTATAGCCTCGGCCTACATACGAGCCGAAGTATGCCTGTGTAGCCAGCTCAATAGCCTTTGCATCAAGCATCATCTGCTCCTCCTCCGAAATAGGCTGCCCCTTATCCACCTTCTGTAGCGTCGTTGTCAGCTGGCCCATAGTCACAGCATCAGAGAGGCCCATGTCCCAGGTCCTCACATCAAAGAACTTCTCACCGAAGCCACGGCCGGCACCCTTCACGAATCCCTCGAAGTTACCCTCTTTCTGAGCCTTGTCAGCCTCCTCGATCAGCGCCTTGGCGTCTCTCATCGCGTTACCGGCCGTCTGTAGCGCCTTGTAGCGCTCGTCAGTCATACGGCCATTGTTGGTCGTTACATAGTCAGGCACGGCACCGATGCCGCCGCCTCGTGTCATATTCTGCAAGAATGATCCAGAGCCGGCAGCCTTGTCGAGCTCATCGCCGAGCACCTTCATTCTCTCCGAGATCTCATCGCCGAGCTCAGTCACCTGCGTACGTGTTACAGCCTTCAGGTTCGGCATGCTCGATGCAACCATCGTATTCTCCCCCACCAGCTCCCTGGTCCGTGCATCCTCAGGGCTGTACTCACGACCATTCATATCGCGGTACACCTGCTCGCCCTTCTCATTGGTCACCAGCTTCGGAGTCCACACCTTGTTACCCTCACTGTCACGCGACGCCTCGCTCTCCAGCACACTAAACGGCTTCACCGTGCCGTCCTCATTCACCTGGTACTTCGGATCCAGCCTACTATAGTCCAGCCCCTCCTTCTTCTGCTCCACCGGCTCCACCTTCTCAGCCCCCGTTCCCGGCGCTTTTACGCCGGCCTCATCAGCAGCCGTACTTGGCTGCTGCACAACAGCACGCGCACCAGCGCCCTGTGCTCCCTCGCCGATCTCGGTCCCCATGCCCTGCGCCTTCACTCCTGCCTCACCAGCAGCCGTACTTGGCTGATGCCCCTCACCCTCAGCCTTCATATATCCGACACCCGCATCCTTAAACTGCTCCAGAAACTCCTTCTTCTTCCCCACCGGAATATCAAAGTTCCTACCATCAGCATTCATCTGCATGGTAGCATCACTATTCTCAGCCTCGAACTTGTCAGCGAGGTTGTCAGGAATATTAAACGTCTTACCTCCAATATTATAGATTGGCATATTGATTTACTTTAGTAGGTTATTTAACTTCGAATTGGCTCCAGTCGGTAGCCTGTTGTCCACCCTGCTGATACTGGCTCCAGTCAGTACCACCCGTCGTAGTAGCGTCAGCCGAAGGCATCGGCATAGCGCCCACCACATTCATCCACGCCTTGCGTACATTCTCGTCGCTGTCCAGGTGTTGGCCGATCAGATACAGCATCTCATCCACCGTAGGTATACGTTCCTTGTACTGCATGTTACCTGTTCTCCTGCCGTTGGCATCCTTCTCAGGTATAGGCTTCTTACGGCTATCAAGCAGCATCTCCCTCGTCACCTGAGCCTGTACCTCCTCAGGCAGCGCCCGGAATACCCTTGCCACGTCCTGCATACTGATCTGCTTCGACTTACCATTTCCAATAGGCACCACGACGCCGCCCTTGCCCAGGCTATTGCCGCCCGTACCATGATGAGCACCCGCCTCAAACTCCTTCTGCCAGCGCTCCTGAGCCTGCTTCTGAGCCTGAGCCTGCAGGTTATAGTTACGGTCCGCATTCTTCTGCTGACGCTCAGCCTGGCTCGTCTGGAACTCATGCTGCCAGTCAGCCTGGCTCTTCTGGAAGTCATAGCTCCTGTCGGCATTCTTCTGCTGACGATCAGCCTGGCTCACCTGGAAGTTGTAGTTACGGTCCGTCACCTCATCCTGACGTGCATCACGCTCCAGCTGGCGTCGCCAGTTCCGGTCATCACGAGCCGACTCCTGGTCGTATCGCATAGCCTGCATATAAGCGTTCATATAGCGGTTAGCATCCTCCTTCATCTCCTTGTTGTACTTGTCCCACCGAGCGCTCGTAGCCGCGTACATACCCTGCTGCGGATTGAACGAATTAGCCGCACCCTTACCAGTGAAGTACAGGTTAGCCAGCGCCGCGATGCCGTCACCCAGCGCCGCGAACGTCCGGTCTCTCTTCTCCTTCTTCCTCGCCTTCTCCACCTCCTCCGGTGTCGGCGCCTTATAAGGGTTCAGCTGCTGCATCATCTCCACATAGCTCATCGGCTTCTTCTCAGCCGGAGCCAAGTTTGGCGACGCCCCAGCGCCCACGGCTGCCCCACTCACCGCACTTCCCAGTGCCGGCGCACCAGCGCCCACGGCACCAGCTACCCCTCCGGACACAGCCGCTGCCGTCGTAGTATTCACATTACCACGACCAGCCCCAGCCCCTGCCACACCCATGAAGGCAGCATCGTCAGCTGCCCCAGGAGTCAAAATATCGTCATACGTAGCCATACCATCCGATCCAATTACTCATTATCACCACGGCAGGTTACCGGCCGCGCTGGCCACGCCAGCCGTAGCCTGACCGATAGTAGCTGCCTTCTGTCTCTCAATCTCCTCCTGCTGACCCGTCAGCTGGGCCTTCGTAGCCTGATACTGGCGTTCGATGGCATCCTTACGCGCATCACCAGCCGCAGCAATCTGGCTCACAGTCTTAGCCATCATGTCAGCGTTAGCCTCCTTCTCAGCCGCCACGGCCTCGTTCGTCGATCCCATCACAGCCGCCCTGCCAGCCAGCGACCGGTTACGCTTTCTGATAGCCTCCTCAGTGCGTGTAATCATCTGCTGGGCCGAAGCTCTCTGCGTCGGATCCTCATTATACCTACGGTTATACCAGTCCTCATTCTCATCCAGCCGGTGCTGGAGGCTTGCATTGGCCTTGTCTGCTGCCCTCGCCGACATGACGCCTCCGGCTATCGCGCCCGCTGCTGCAATCGCCGCTGCTACTATTGACATATCTTATACAGTTTAGTGGAACAAATAAAATTCAGCCGCAAAAATAACACATTATCTTTGCACCCAGTTTTTATCCATTCCACAACGACAATAAACTTAACGAAAATATGAACGAACCGAACAAACCCACCCGATCCAAGACAGGAGGACGTCAGGCAGGCACCCCAAACAAAGTAACCACTATGACCAAAAGCGTCATCTCAAACCTCCTCGGAGACTACCAGGACAGTGGCCTCATGTCATCAGACTTCCTCGCCCTCGAGCCCAAAGACCGCATCGTCATTGCCGAAAAGCTCATGCAGTACATCATGCCCAAGATGCAGTCCACATCCGTCGACTTCGCCGAGAAGTCCACACGCATCACCATCGAGCAGCGCCTTGCCCAGCTCTCCAAGACCCACGAATAATCTAAATCCATCTATTTTAGATTATCAACACTTTTTCACGATAGTTAATGTATGCAATAACCGGGTTTCTGTAAGCAATAACCCCATTATTGTCTACAATAACCCAAAACGCACCAAAAGTTAAATTTGTTAATACCAAAAGCCAATCACCTATCAAACAGTTACTTACAAAACGTTATTGTCTACAATAACCCAAAATTGCCCCTTCATTATTGTATGCAATAACTCTTTTAACAAATGCCCTC